ACGCAAGCGTGCAATAAGCGGTCGCCGTCGCTGATCCGGTTCCGGTTTCTACAACAAACGGCATTGTTTATTATGCGCCTTCTGTGTCCTGGCCTAGTAAGACCTCGCGATCAAAATTAGGCCACGTTTCGTCAATGTCCGCCCGCGTCGCGTCGAGGCCGAATCGCTCGTTCAGCTCGGCAAGCTTCACGAGGCCGCGGTGCGTCCACAACTCGTCGTCATAGGGATCAAGTCCGGCGAGGATGTCGCTTAAACCGTCCGTGCAAACTTCGGGCGCGTCATCCTCGCCAGAGTCGCCGCCCGAGCCCCCCGAGCCCTCTAGAGCGACTTCGTTGTCGCCGGTCACCCACCCTGCCTTTTCCATCGCTGGCAACGACTTCTGATCGCACCAAGCGAGGCTCCCGTCTTTGTAGATCGGGAAGAGGCAAGCCTTCGGCTCGACAACTAGCTCTTGAACTTGCTGGCCAGTGGGACTGACGGCACAGCGCCGCCACCCCTTGGCCTCCATGGCGGCGAGCTGAAACAGCTCGCAATATCCGACCTTTCGGCCGTTCTCGATTGTTATCAGCTCGCCGGGCATGGTCTTAGGCCTTCAGGATTTGACCGCCGAGACGGCCGTCGACCATCTTGGCGCCGACCAGCACGTCGAGGCTGATCACGTCAGACTTAAGATTGCGGTCGTAGTCCCACACGACACGGATGGAGAGGCCGCGGTCGCTGATCGTGGCCGCTTCGGCGCCGCGGGGAAGTGCCAAGGGAACCGACGCAAAGGCGAAGGCGCGGGGATGGAAGGCCGCCCCGTGCATCTCCCAAGTGTCGTCGGTCTCGTACGGTGTGATAACCGTCGAGTCGGCCACGGCTTCGCGAAGCGGTTCTTTGAACGTGATCGTGCCGGCGCCGGCTCCATCCATGGTCGCGTTCGCCGCCACGACAACGCCGCCATAACCGGCGATGTTGATGATATCGTTCAGCAGATAGGTTGCGGCGTTGCCGAACGACGCCACAACCATCGACGTCGCGCCTTTGGCGAGCGCACCGTTGACCGTTCCGGACTCACCCGTTGCGCCAGTCGTGTGGGTCGAGCTGTCGACGTTCTGATCCATGAACGTGTCGATACCGAGGAGCCGACCGACCGAGGCATCGCGAAGCGCCTGAGTCGAGCCTGCCTTGTCCGCCTCGACGAAGCTGTCGACGCCGAGAAGCGACTGTTCATACTCGGTCGAAGCGATCTGGACTCGCCCGCTCATCGGGATCTTGAGATCGTTCATGCCCTTGCGCACAGACGCCATGTCGGCGATTGAAGCCGGCAAGGCACCAACAGCAAGTTCTGAAGGCCCGAACACATTCGGAAGATCCTTCAGCTTAGTGAGCGCGTACGCGTCGACGGTCTCGGCAATCTGCAGAACGTTCGGCTCTAGAATCTGCTCCGAAAAGTCCTGCAGTTCGAGTGTCAAATCGGTCGACGTGAGCTTGATCGTCGCGTCGTAGTGCTTTTCGAGCACCAGAGCGACGCCAGTCTCGGTCAAGTCCTGTGGGGTGACGCTCGAACCGTTGTACTCGCTAACGGTCGCATCGTCCCGACGGCGAATAGTGACGGTATCGCCGACCTTTTCCTCGCCGCTGAAATTGCTGGTATAGCGACGGTCGAAAAGCTGTGTCGCCACCATGTTGGATTCGAGAAGCAACAGCGCCTCGCGGGCGATGATGCTGGGAGTCAAAAAGGTGTTGGGCATTGATCCGCTCACACGATGCGCGGGCGTGATCGGCCCGCTGGTTAGGTCTCTGCTCTCATGTCCACGCGCCTCCTGGTTTGTGGGGTTGCCGACTCCTGTCGGCGGGAAACTGTGTTAGGCCGCGCCCTTCTTTTGTTCCGCGCGGACCTTGCGAAATTCGGCCATGTCCATTTTGCCCATTGCCTCGACCTTGCGATCGGGGTTGCTCGGCAATCCGGCATTACCGAGGCCGGCGGGCTGGGAACCAGGCCACCAAAGGCGGTATTCTGGAACTTCCCGCTTTTCCTCTAGCCACTCGGTCAAAGGCTTAGGCGTCTTGCCATCCTTGCCGTAAACGATGCCACCCTCTTTATCGCGAATGACGTGTTGACCGAGTTCGGCATCAAATTGGAACTGACGCTCTGCAAGCATCCTCGCGTGCTCGCGTGCGCCTGGGTCGCTGATCTCGGCGGCGTCGCACGCCTGGCCGATGTCCCGATCGAGGACAACGCCGTGAAGCTGAGACTGTACCGCCTGCAGCGCCTTTTCGCGTTCGGTCAACACCTCGTCTCGCGCCGAGAGCTGCTTCTCATAATCGGCTTTCATGGCGCCCGACCGCTTCTCGTACCATTCCTCGTAGTTGCCGCTGGCCAAGAGCTTGCCGACCTCGTCGTTTTCGAGACTGGCGCGCATCTTCACAAGCGCCTCGATCCCCTCGTCGCCGCCGAGCTTTGCCACCTGTTCGGCCAAAGCGTCGGCTTGCTTCTTCGCCTCGGTCTTTTCTTTCTTCAATTCCGCGTTGGTCGCCTTCAGCCCTGCAACGGCTTCCTCGACGGCTTTGGCGATTTGGTCTTTGATGTCATCGCCCCCACCGCCGCCGCCGCCATCGTCCGGCGCCCGCACAAACGGAAGGTCTTGATTCATGTTCCCTAGAAGCATTGAATAACTCTCTCTCCTGAGAAGTAGCGCCTGCTACGTGTTTTGATGTATATGGCAAAGTATTGCTTCATGCAATTCTTGGGGAATGCGAGAATTATTGTTTAACTTCAACTAATTATCTTTAATAGGAAAGGTGTCGTGAAGCGAAAAGCAGCAGTCGACTTAACGACCGATAGCGAGGTCTATCGACCCATAGGATTTATCAGGGTTTTTGAGATCGGAGAATTTACCGTCGTCTCGCGAATCGGCATCGATTTCGAAAAGGCCGCCGAGGGCGCCCATCATGATAAAATTTACGCGGTCTTAACCGAAACCTATCTCTACCCCATGGGCATGATTGCGAAGACCGAGAAGGCCGGCGGGACTTTGGAGGCCGCCGTCGATGCGCTAAAAGCGCTCACACAGGACAACGCCGAAGACTTTCTCGCTTCGGTGATCGAATGGATGAAAATGACGCCTGGAATTTGGGATTAGAGTTCAGGCTCAAGACCTTAACAGGCCCGCCGCACTCGTGATCGAGCTTTGCGGTGATCTCAACGGCCTCGATCGCACTCGCGCCGGCCATCATGGCGGCGATGGCCGTATTTTGCCCCGATCCGATCGCCGCGCCGTAGTGTGTGCGGATCTCGATCGGCACGTGCGAGGAGTCGAACTCGAACACGCGGCCGTCGGGTCGCAAAACTATCCCATGAAAGGCTTGCCAGTCTGGGCGAATTCGCGACCCTTTCATCCATCGGGCAAATTGCTGACACGCTGAAACGCTCCCGGCCGCCCCGAAGATCCAGCCCCGATGTTCGTAAATCTTGTCGATTTCTCCATAGGAGATCTGGTAGCCGGTACAGTTGACTTCGGAGTCGGCCGCGACCACGCCGTCGCGAATGGCGATGACGGTCATTCGCGAAAGACCGAGAAAGCGCAATCGTCGTCTGGGTCATCGGCAATCAAGACTGTCATCCCGAAGACGCAAAGCGGATGACTTTCGATGTCGACCTCGCCGTTTTCGAGTCGTTGAACGAGGTCGCGATAGCGCATCACTTCCGCGGCCATGATGGCCAGGCTTAGCTTATTCTCTTTCGTGGTCCGCAGTCGGTTCGGCGCCTGGCCGGTTTCGAGGGTGAAGCCGCGCCGAGCGGCGGTTAGATGTTTGATGTCGAACATGCGTACAATCAGACCCCCGCCTTATCGAAAACCCCAGGATGCAAACCGCGTAGCTCGTCGAGCGTCAGCTCGTCGCCGTTGATGTCGATGAACTGGTCGAGGTGTATCTCGCCTTTGCGGAACAGCTTGCCTTTGGTCTTGCCGAGAACATCATCTTGGAATCCTACCGGCTGTTTGCGCAACCATGTATCGTAGTCTTCGGACGCCGGAACCGATCCAATATTCTCCTTTTGCCACTTGGCGCGCTCGTCGGCGATCCTGGCGCGCCGCTCTTTTTCCGTGAGGTTTGACCATTCGGCGCCGGCCTTGTCCCTGGCTTGCGCCCTGAAGTCCATCTCGCGGACTCGTCGGTTGCGCTTGTCGCGGACGAACGGCCGGTCGCCGATCAAGTCCTCGCCGATATAGGCGACGAGGACAGAGCGGCAAGAAACATGCGCGGGCGGCGACGCCAGAGGCGGTTTAAGCCGAGGTAGCGAAACCGTGGGCGGAAGTGGCCTATCGAGGCTTACCGGCCTTACGTGGCCATCCCTGCCCCGGCAAACGGGCGTTGTGCGGCCGTCGAGGGTCGCATTCCATACCAAGCCCTCGACAGCATCCCCGAAACGGTCCCAAACGCGGTTACGAACGGCGTTCGAGATGCCATTGACCCCCGTGCGAACGATCGCTTCCGCCTGGCGCCTGGTCGCCGATAGAACGCCGTCGCGGAACTGTCCGCGCCTGGTGCCGGCGACCCGCCGGACGATGTCCGGTATCGACTGGCCTTCGAGCACGCCGATTCTGATCTGTTCGAGCAAGCGGCGCTGATCAGCCTCGCGAAGGGATCCGAACCACTCGCCGAGGGTGCGGCCGTTAAAAGGTTGCGTGCTGACGATCCCCTCGACCACGCCGGGCGGAACCTTTGGAATGTCGATCGCGATCGGTATAGAACGGTCGAGAACTTTGATCTCGAACTCGCCTTCTATCTTGCCGAAATCGACCATTTCCGGACTAACGCCCTTTTCTAGCGCCCGCAAAGCGCGCTCGCGCTCGCGCCGGATCTCGGTAAGTAACCCCTTGAGCCGCCGGACGTTCCGGCTATCTCGCGGGTCGCCGCCGGCTCTTAGAAGCTTCTTCAATTCCTCGCGCAACAGTCGAACGACGTCGCGGTCGGCCGCTTCGAGAAGTTCTAACGCCTGGTTCGCCTGTCGCTTGGCTACGCGCCGGATGTGGACTTGATGCCTTAGCGTGGCGTCGCGGATATCATCATTGGCGGGCATTCATGCCGCCGGCTTGGAAGGGCGGCCAGGCCGACCAGTCCGCACGCCGGACCGAGCCGACTTCGGCTTTTTCTTTTCCGGCGCCGCCGTCGATACAACGCCTGGACCGAGCGACCGCCTCAAGTTCTGCGTGAACCGTTTGCGCGGGTCGTCAACCGTCGGCATCATGCTTGCGCGAAGCTTGTTGAAGAAATTGTTAGGTCGTTTCATCGTCGCCTTCCTCGTCGTCCGGCTCGTCTTCGGGCTCGTCGTCGATCGGCGTTACCGGGTTGCGCTGGATTTCGTCCATCCGCTCTTCTTCGATCTCGTCGAGTTCTTCCTCGTACTCGCGGTCGGTGAGCTTTCTGAGCTTGGCGAGCCTGTGAATCGAGCGCCAAGAGAGCGGGCCTCCCTTGAGCTTGGAGTCGACCAGCTTGTCGAAGTCTTGCGGGTCCATCGGCGGTTCCGCGAAGTCGAGGTTCGGCTTGAACTCGACTTTCTCGACCGCGTCCTCGCCGAGGCCCCTTGATCGCGCGAGACCGCGAAGCGCTTCCTCGAACTGAGCGCCGGCATTGATCACCAGTGACTTTGTGGTGACCTGCTTGACCATCTGGCGGCGCTTGACAGCCTCGCCGCTTTCCGGCCCGCCGTCGCTTTCTCGAAGCCTCCCGCCTTCCTCTTGAAAGCGCTGATACTCGTCTTCGATCGCCTGGCGCAAAAGCGGAATGCCGAGCCCGTCGATGTCCAACAGCTCGGCGCGGGCTTCGGGATTCGAGAAATGCCAAATGCTGTCGCCGCCGATCGATTCCGGCACGTCGTCGTCGTCGACGCCATAAATCACCGGCTGCGGGTCAGTCTTGACGTAAAGACTGCGATTATAGTCGGCGGTTTTCCGGTAGATATTGTAGGCGCGCTTGACCATGGGCATGATTGGAATAGGCCCATAGTCGAAGCCCTCGCCGGCCGCGTTGATGACATCGATCGGAATTTTCAGAAAGTTTCGGCCGAAATGGACCGGGATCATCCAGCCCTCGGCGTCGGTCTTCGGTAAGGGAACGATCGTCGGCTTTGCGCTTTCCTTGTGCACCCAAAGCCGAATGCGATAGATACCGTCGACGAGACGCAGCTCGCGATAATAGGTGACATCCTTGACCGCGAACCCGTCTTCTTCGATCAGCTCCGATTGCGTTTCACGCAAAACGACGAGAGTCGGCGCGGCGCCTTCGCGCTTTGGCTTCAACAACCAATTGATCATGGCTTCGGCGGGATAGGTGCAGAAGCGCAAGACGTCGTCGCGGCCGACGTCGTGCAATAGGTGGACTCGGCCGGTCGCTGAGACTTCACGAGTCATGCGCTCCCAAAGCGTCGCCAAGGGCTCGCCGTCGGGCGTGGCGTCCTCGATCAAATATTCGAGCTGCTTTGGCAACTTTACATCGGCCGGCTTTTCATGAATTAGGCCTTGGATACCGTCGAGCGTCGGGCCGACGATTTCGGGGAACTCGGCGAAACCGAGATAGAATGAATATCGGTCGTCGCCGACTGGCTTTCCGTTTCCGTCCGTGACGCCGCGCCCGGTCCTGTCCATGCCCGGCGGCCTCGGCAAATACTGCGTGTTTTTGGCCTTGACCCGGTCTTCGCCTTCGAGCGCGTCGCGAACGCGTTCCCAGGCCGCGAGGCGAGCCTCGAACTTGACGTGTTGAGTATTTACAGGCATCTACCGCCCCCGAATAGATTTCGCCCGCGCCGTTTGCTTAACTTTAAATAAACGATAGCGAGATTCATCATAAACGTGGTCCTCGGCGTCTTTATCGATGTCGTCCAAATCCTTATCAGATCTTGCCAAGACTGGAACTGTTCTTTTGAACTGCTCACAAATACTAAAAATAAATAAGCCTGGCTTTTCCCGTTGCTTTGGGTTTTTGTTAGCGTCGAACGGCGCCGCCTCAAAGAGCAACGTTCGCATGCGTTGCGCGCCGTTCTTCCGGCTGTCCTTCCCCTTGCTCGCGCGCAACCATGACACGCCCTCTTTGCGCATGTCGGCCGCGATCGTGTGCGACTGGCCTTGGCCGGTACTGTCGCCGAAGATCTGGCTATCGGCCGGACCCGGAAAGATCTTCCGCTTGCCGAAATACAGCATTTCGCGCTTTTTGATCCCCTTGGCGATCTCGGTCGCCGGCAAGTTCAGCCCTTCGTTGGGCTTGTTGTTCCAGCCGTACCACTCGGCGACCCTGAAGACGTCGCCGCGTATCGTTTCCAGTTTCTTCCCGTTTTTGAGCTTGACGGTCTCGCCGTTGCTTTCCGCCCACCAGCCCACTGAAAACGGGCGAGATCCGCCCCAATCGAACGAACGATCGATCCGCCAGTTATCCGGGATGTCGAAGGGCTCGACGACGTGGACGCTGGGTCGCCAGAGATCATCGAACATCCCGCCCGCGACGATGTCCCAAGAGCCGTCGATCCACGCTTTCAGCATTTCCGGGTTAGCCGCCGAGGCGGCGATACGGTCGACGTAATCAGGGTCCGCCGTCAACAAGACCTTGTTTTCGCTAAGCGAACTATGTATTGCCACCCTCGGCGGTTCGGGCTTGCCTCGATGGTCCATCGAGTCCCTGACGATAGGCCCGAGGCGCGAACCGCCAGCTATCGGCAGTCGAAAGCGAAACTTCACCCAATTGTGGCCGACGCCATAGGGGTTTGTCGTCGCCCGGATCTTCTTAGGGATTCCGACGATCGGCGAGCGGCAACACGAAAACATGCTGATGTAGCAATCTGGCGTCGGCCAGGTCGTCAGCTCTTCCCAGGCAATCCAGGGGTACGCGTGGCCGTGATATGACCAGTAGTCGCGCGGTTTAATGAACTGTCGGAAATAGAGCTTTTCGCCGGTCGGCCACTCCCAAAACGACTTGGCGCGATTGTAGCTGGCTTTCGGAAAGCACGTCGAGAACAGCGACTCCGACTTCCCGATGATGTCTTCGAGTTCGGGATAGGTGCGACGGAAGAGAACGCCGCGCCAGGCGCGCCCCCAGCCCTTGCCGACGTGCTGAGCGAAGTCGTTAAGAAGCGTCTCGGTCTTGCCGCCGCCGCGGTTACCCTCGAGAAGGCACTCGAAGACCGGGCAACGAAGGAACGCCTCTTGACTGCCTGCCTGTGCCGCCCAATGCGGTTGGATATCCGGCTGATCGTCCTCGACTAGGAAAGGCTTTAGGCCCGTTGGCGTCGAGCGCCATTCAAGCGCTTGTGTGCTGTGCATGCCATTCATCGTCGTCGGTCGCAGCGACCGGAACGGCGATCACACCGAAGCGGTGGTCGACCTCGACGGGGTTTTCTTTGAACATGTCGCCGCCGTTGCACTTCAGCCAATAGATTGAGCCTGTGCAGCTCTTGCCGAACAAGTTTTGCTCATGTGCAGCGGCGATTTTCATTCGCGCCTTTTTTATAATATGGGAATATTCCGGGTTATCCTCGTAATCCTTGAACGTCGAGTAGTCGGAAAAGTCGAGGTAAACGGACAAGCCGGTAAGAGCGGGCGGCAAGGCGTCGAGCCTCGTCTTAGTCGGCTTCAAGCTGTTGAAGTATGCGGTGACCTTCTTCTGAAGCGCTGCAGGGGTTGTGTACTTCAGCTTTCGACCCGAGTTCTTTTTCTGGTCTTTAGGTCTATGTTTGGTCCTGGCCAATTATTATTATCCAAGTTGTTAAACTCACTTGGAGACTATATAGCTTTAGTATTCGGGTTGTCTATATTTGTAGGTGGATTTCGGCGGCGCTGGACTTCCTACCAGCCTTGGCGATCGTCGGCCTATGGTGCACCAAGGCCTCAATGCCGCATTGCAACGTTGCCGGACGCCAGCTTGCGCTTGTCCGGTCGTATCGGCCCTTTCCTGCGTTAGTCGGGGTGTGGAATCCGCGGTCCCCGATTCATCATCCGCCGGCGCCCCGTCTTCGCTTTCACGACGCGCCCCTTGTGCAACAAGATCTCGTATTCCCAGCCGTCCCACGCGTCGATAAAGACGAAATCAGCAAGCCGCTCGTGAACGGTATCGGGCGACCCGCCGAAGACGCTCACGTTGAGCGCCGTTTCTTGCGAAATCTCCGGCAAGGCGTCGCATTCGGCATCGGTGAACGCGCCGAATTTTGGAAGCTCGGTCAATGCGTCAGAGCGCAAAGGATGAGAAGGACGATCAGAATCAGCCATAGGTTTTCCCCGAAAGCCCATAATATGTCGCCCAAAAGCACGCTGACGGAATTGAAGACGCCACGCATCAATCGACCTTGTCCGGCTCGCGCTCGTCCTCGTCGTCGGCGGCCAAGACGACGCACAACGTTCGAAACTGCGCTTCTAGCGTCTTATGATGCTTTTTGAAACCTTCCAAGGCCCGGCGCATAGCGCCTATGCGAATGTAGATGAACGCCAGCAATGAGGCGATGAGATGGATCGATGACCCTGTGCTGATGTACGAGATGAACGCCACAAGGCCGGCGATCAGCGCGAGGATCGAGGCCACGTTTTCGACGCCGTGCCGGAAGTCTTGTGTTGTCCAGTGTATCTTAAGCATGCGCACCGCTTTTTTGAGGTTGGTAGCAGGGGTAGGATTTGAACCTACGACCTTCAGGTTATGAACCTGGCGAGCTAACCGGACTGCTCTACCCTGCTCTCTTAGAGGTTGCGCGACGTTGTGCGCAACCATATCCGAAAAATTCACTTTTATGTCAACCGGACGGCCCCGGCGCCGCCTGGCACCGAAGCCGCCGGCCTCGACGTCAGCGCCGAGCCGATCGCGTCGGCGAGCGCGACAGCTCGCCTTTGGCGAATTTGGAAGCCAGGGTTTCCGCGCGGCGCTGAGCCACTAGGCGCCGCCGCGACGCCGCGAAGTCGAGGCGTTTCGGGCCGTCAAGCTTTCGGTGGACGATGCGACAGCTTACGAAGTAGCCGTGTTCATTCTTGCGCAAGCTGTATGCATATGTGACGGGCGATCCATGTCCGTTTTTGCCGGCATCGACCTCGACGAATTCCAGCTCTTGGCCTTCCGCGTCTTTCGTCGAATATAGCGCGCCGCTTTCGCGCAACTGCCTTCGGCGTTCTGCGGCCGATCGGATGGCGGGATTATAGCCCGGCGACAGACGAGGCTTGCGTTCGTCGGGCTTCGAGGCAACATTGTTCATAGCTTGGGATCTCCTTGCTAGAGGCTTCCATGCTTAAGGACCGCCCGGACGGGCATACCCTGCTTTAGTCCGGGCGGTTCGGCTGGCTAACCCAGCCTACCGGCTACGCCGGATCTCTTCGTTGCTACCGCCGAGCAACCGTTTCTCTTTCCTAATCACGCGAATCCATCCGCCTTGACGGTATTGAATGCCGCCTCTTTCGAGGCCCCTCTCGATGCGGCGGATTGTGGCGGGCGTCGCCTTGTCAAAGGCGTCCTGTGTCTTTGACAGCCTGGCCAGCGTGGACCTCCCGACGCCACACAGGCCCGCGGCCGTCGAAAGGTCCATTTCCAAGCCCGCCAGAGCCATTCGCAACATTTTACGGGTAAACATAGCGTTTTAATATGATCATCAGAGTCTTGTGTCAATGATCACCATGTGACTATAAGAGGGTTGACCGAGGACTCGGTCGGCCGGCGGCAAGGCGGGCCATCACCGGATGATGCAATGGGCGCGGGTGTGTCGCGCTGTGGTGCCTTGTCGCCGGCCTGTCTGACACTATCCACGCAAGAGGGAAACATGGCAATGAACAGAGCAATGATGCAAGCGATCGTCATCGCGATCTTGGCCAACGCGGGCCCTGCTTCCGCCGACGAGTTCTATTTTCAGCTCGATTTGAGCGTCGATCATTACGGCGATAACGAGCTAGACGGCGACGACTTTGACATCGATACCGGCGGAGGTCTGTCCGCCCGGATTGGCAAGGCCTTCGAGCATTTCCGCGGCGAGGTCGAAATCGGCTTCAACGCCTCGACGATCGATGTGGGCTTCGATGCCGGCGATGATGACCTCGACTATTACCAAGGCTCCTTGGTCCTCGCGGCCTACAAGGATATAGGCCCGGCTTACATCGGCGCCGGCGCCGGCCTGGTTTATCAGAGGATCGAGACGGAAGTGCTCGGCGTCGATATCTCGGACGATGAGACCAACGCGATTATTCACGGCGAGGCCGGCTTTAGCTTCCCGATCACAGGGTCCGTCTCGATCGTCCCACACTACCGCGCGACATGGCTTCCAGGCTTCGATCTCGACGACGAGGTCGTCGTGCATTCGGCGCGCGTCGGCCTTCGTGTGGGGTTTTGAACCATGGGCATCAATGACCACACGCAAAAGATCGGCAACGCCATGCAAGCCGGCGAGCTTTTGAGGCACTATTTCAGAGTGGCTGGCGTCAACGTTGGAGGGGACTCGGCCGTCGAAATCAACCACATAGTCGACCACATCATCGACGCTGCCGTGTCCGCCGTTCGCGCCGAAGACGGCCGGCGGGAGTCGCTCGAGCGGGGTGCCGAAAAGGTGCCGCCGTTCAATCTATACGAAGTTCGCGCCGACATGGTCGGCGATGGCGGCACGATCAAAATCACCGGCCCGTCCGCTCAGATTCACGCCATGTGCGCTTTGCTGAGTGGCACGCACATCTTCGACGCCGAAAGCGGCGTGTGGCTCTTGCCGGCCGAACCAGAGAAGGCGACAGACGATGGACAAGCCTAAAGCGTACGTCCGCGACGACTGGGTCGTGTGGCTCGCGTTCGAGCTTAGAAAGGCCGGCTTCCCCGTCGAGACGACCGCCGACGCCGACGAGCCCGGGCTGGTCGTCGATGGCGTGACGCTTTCCCGCTCTCGCTTCATGGTCTCGCGCCACACCTTCAGGCAAGGCTATGGAGCATGGAAGCGCACCCTGAACGCCGAGTTCAAAGTCGCGCCTTATCACGGGCAACCTGTGGCCTATAAGCCGCGCCAGGATGGAACCTATAACATCGAAGCGATCGGCAAGCGCTTGAAAATCGCCGCGACTAGCGAGATCGAGGCCGAAAAGCGCGCGGCATATTCGAGAAAGCTTCGCGACCAGGAAGCCGAAAACCGGGCGAAAATCCGCGGCCTGGTCGTGCCGCGGGTCGCGGCATGCATGGGCAAGTACGAGGAATGGATCGACGCCACCAATGAGCCGGGCGTGTTCTCGATCTCGATCAAGCGGCGAGTTGCGCAAGAAGACGTTAAGTCCGTGCTCGAAGCCTGTCGCTCGATCCATCTGCAGAGCATCCAAGGCAAGCGCCAGAAGAAGGAGGGCGCCGACACATGAGCTACGAGAAGGCGAAGTCGATCCTGTCCGCGGTCGACGTCTTGAACGAGATCGTCGCGACTGCAGCGATCGAAGACATCGCGATTGCGCTGCAAGAGATCGCCGAGAACTACAAAATCGCCGAAGACCACGAGGCCGCCCGACTCCACAGAGCCGACCACGAGATCTTGTGGTTATCGGTCAAGCGATGCCGCCGCTTTGTCGAACTCGACGAGTATCAGCGCGTTGCCGGCGACATCATCCTAAGCGAGGAAAGCTAATGCCAGCCATGGACATTCGAGTCGATCCCATCCCCGCGATCCGAGCGAATGCGATAGCGTCGAGACCTAAGACGGCGACACAGCGGGCTAGACATGACGTGACCTTGCGGTTGCTCGCCGAAATCGATCGCGTTCGCCTGTTCGAGGATGAGGTTAGGCGCCTGGCCAGAGAAGGCCATTTTTCCGAGCCTCGCTTCGACCATCTCATGGCGCTTCTGTCCAACAATCAAAGATAACGCGGAAAAGCTAGAGGTTGGGCGCGCGACCTCATGTAAAACATTAACTTTAATATGCTAATATTCTCGTAAACGCTTGCAGAATAAGAATTAATCAAGCTGTCAACGGCGAATTCTTGTTTGCGCAGAAAGCTAAAATTTGGCAACTGTTACCTGTTCGTCCTTCACGAGCCCTGCATACCAAGCGCCTAGCTTGCCAGGCTTGGCGCTTGGTATGACCCCTTCTCGTAGGCCCCTGCCCTACTCGCCGTCGCGCTTATAATAGCTGATCTCGCTCGCGATCTTGCCGAGTTCGATCTGGTCGGCGTCCGACAGACCGGGATAAGGAGTCGCATCGTAATCCGGGTTTTCATCCCATCCAGGCGGAATTAAATACACGCCTTCGCGCGCCTCGACGTTGGCCATGTAGCGCTTTAAAAGCTCACGGTAGTCGAGTTGCCAGGCCTCGCCGTCCCATACCTTCACCTGGTCGGCCTCGGTGTCATGCCAGCGTTGACCGATCGGCCGCTTATCGAGCGCCTGGCTATCGATCGGTTCGAAAGGTTCTGCGGGGTAGGACTCCTGTAAAATAGGGTCGCCCCCCGCCGCCTTGAAGACAAGATAATCGCCTGCGTTGACGTGATCTATAATCGTCAGGCCCCAGCCTGTTGTTGGATACATCTCCAATATGCGATCGCCGGTATCCCTGGAAACCAGAACGAATGATGGCTTACCAGCTACTGGTGTCTGTGCGGACTCTTCGACGTCGCGGTCGTAAACGCCATTTGTAATAGGCAGCTCGAATTTCTTGATGAGCTGGCCGTTGACGACAATCTCGACGGACAGGTCTCCCCATCCCTTGAGGTCAACCGGCTGCGCTTCGTCCTGGTGCGTGCGAATTTCGTCAGCCATCGGCCAACCCTCCCTTTTCATCGATCACGAGCACCAGATCGTGCACTCGGTAGTATTGCAGCCCGCCCGCTTTGTCGGTGCGCATCAGCGGCGACAGAACGGCTTCGGAGTCACTGTGATTGATCCGAAACTCATAGGTCGACATCTTGCGATCGTCGGCCATTTCTTGCTGGCATGTGAAGCGGATCAAGGCCGCCGGGACGGACACGCCGCCGACGTCGAGGCGGATCGGCACGCCGACGAAATTGCTAGGGTCGCCGCGGGCGACGTCGTCAGACTCGACAAAAAAAATCCCAGGTAACCGCCTTTCCCCATGTAATCGCGGCGCCGGCCGAACCGGCGAAAAACCCTCGAAACTCCAGTCGCTCGCCGCTCATTGCTGTTTGTCCCAAATGTCCAACATGATCGCCAACAGCGCCGGCTTGCTTTTGCCACTGTCACGACACGCCGTCTCGAACCTGGTCTTCAGGCTCGCCGGCAAGCTCATGTTGCACTGTACGCGGTGCTCTTTGGGCGGTTCGGCCTCACGGCTTGGCATGCCAGAGCGTGAGGCGACTTCTTCCGCCGTCGGCTTTCGGCCCTTGGGCGCCGTCCGTACGCCGGTAAGGTCGAGCCTTTCCAAGCCGATTTCGCGTCGTTCTCTCATGCTACAGCCCTCTCTTCGCTGATGATGTCCACAACCGCTTGCGTGAAGCCCCTGGCATTCTCGACCGCGGCCTTGATGTTGGTGACGGTCTCGGCTTCGATGTCTTTCAGCATCAAGCCGAGATCCCACATCGCGCCGAATGCGTCGCGGTCGTGAAGCTCGACCGGTACGACTGCCACGAGCTTGTTCTTCCGAATGCCGGCCGCAATCCGTCGAGCTGTTCGGCTTTCGGCGACGACTCGAGTCCTCGTGAATGCCAAGGCGAAGGGGATAACGCGCCTTTGCGCCCTGCCTTCGAGCGCGATCTCTTCGACGACCTTGCAAGCCATCTCGGCGTCGAGCCGCTGCTTTTGGGTTGGCACGAGCACCAGGTCGGCCCGGCTGATCGCGAACGAGGTGCGCCTCGACCCGATGCCTTCGAGGTCGACGATCACGAAATGGCTTCGCCGAGTCGCCTCGTCGATCTCGTCGATGATCGTGCGCTCGGAGTCGTTGGTAACGACCTCGAAGTTTGATGGAATGCCGACATAGCCGCCGCCATACCAAAAAGTGATAGGCTCGTTCGGGTCCGCGTCAATGATGGTGATCGGCACTTGCTCGGCGAGCTGTTGGGCGAGAACGAGTGCTGTCGTGCTCTTGCCCGAACCGCCCTTTCCGTTCGCTACGACGATTGTCGGCATGATTGCATCTCCGGTTTTGATGAACCTGAGATGTTAACAATAATTTCCGGTTTGTCCTAGGCTATAATAGGCTAGCCTATATTGGACTTTGGACCTTCGGAAAGTTCTGGCCGGCAATGTGGAATTTCGCGACCGAAGCCCCCTCAATCCACATGTTCCAGCCCTTCACCAACAAGAAAAGCTTGGTACGCATGTCAAAGTTTCTCGCCGGGTCGTTAACCATTCGCAAAGAGGTCCGTCGAACGCAGAGGATCGGATCATCTTCGGCGAGACCGGCGCCGCTATTCAACTTCTGGAAATAATGCTCGACCAAGTCCTTTCCGACCTGTGCAAACGCGGCATAGCAGGCACCAGACGCCACGCCGAGCTTTAGGTCGCGGATGTCGTTGTAATTCCTCATTTGAGCAGCGCGTTGCCATAGATCATCGGGGATTGACTTGTAGAGCTTCCAAAAGTCCGGCGTCTTCATGTCCGACACTCGCTTTACGCCAGGTTTCTTCTCAAGTTCGCACAGAAAGGCATAGTTTCTGACCGCGTTCGCCACGCCGCCGAACCGCTTTATGCCGGCAATCCCCAAGACGTCGGCGAAGGTCCGTTTCTTGCCGGTATCGATCACCAGCATAAGGTCTTCATATCTGCCGACTGTAAAAACGAAAGGAAACGTCATGCCGGCCGCCATGACGGCGCGCATGCGGTGTTGACCGTCGAACATCCGGCCAATTTCGTCGACGATGATCGGCACGCCGGTTTGTCGCCACTCGCCGGCCCGCATTTCCTCGGCGTATGAGTCGACGTCCCGCTTTGACCACGATCGATTGATGCGCTGGCTTGCCACGAGGCACCGCGCCCTTTCTGGCGTTACATCTTCGTCCCAGCGCTGGCCGACGACGTACGTCGGATTGATGACAATGGCGGGCTGATTCACGGCGGAAGCTCCGATTAGAGGGCGCGACTGCTAGCCTAGCCTAGGCTAGCGTTTGACGTCAAAAAAGCGCTGCTTGGCGCTCGTCGGGAAGATCGGGCAACTCGATGAACATCGCGCATTCTTCGTTGCCGAGACGGTCGCCCGATCGCGGGATCAGGACGTGAAGAAAGGATTCGGGCTTGTTGCATTCGTCGTAATTGTGCATGAAGTGCAACGCCCAAACGGCACAAAGCTTATCGGTCCGTTTCGGCCCATGGATGCAACGGGCGCAATAGGCCGCCTCGTACGCTTCGCCGGCATCGCCGTTTGAGAAATAACCCATCAAAACAAGCCCTTCACGTCGCCGTCGTCCCAGGCCTTCAGGCCGCGGGACTCGAGCCATTGTTTGGAAATGCTGCGGGCGAAAGGAGGTAGGGCAGGGATGGCGGTTCGCGCCTTGTGAATGGCCGTCCAAAACACTTCCTCGCTGGGCATCTCGAACGCCGGATTGTATCGCTTGAAATGCGCGACGATCTTGTCTTTGTTGAGCGTCAACAAGGCTTCGTTTCGGTCGCGGTTATAAGCCTCGACCTCGGCGTCGTGCCTGGCCTGGTCCATGGTTCACCCTTCCTCGAATTCGGCGATGTCGCTGGCCACCCTCATGAGCTGGCCTAGCTTGTCTGGATTTGGCCAGGCGACGACCGACGCCTTGATGCCGCTCCGCGTCGAAAGCCACCATTCCGGGTCGCTATCGATTTGCACGGCGTAGACGCCGCCGGTCGGCATGTGGCGAAGAACACGTGACCCGGAAGGATCATCGGCGAACTCGAAGTCGCCGCTCATGATTGCGGGTCCTCGCGTTCGGCGTCGGCGCATATTTCCGCCATGAAACGCATAGCCATTGCCGCAACCTGCATCGCCTCTGTCCTCATCGCCGCCAGATCCCGATTTTCACGTTTCCTTTTGATTTCTTCCCAAAGCTCGTCGACTTCCTCTTGCAACACCGCGAAGCCTTCGTGTGCGCTATTGAACGGCTTGCGCTTCGAGTGCTGCGTTAGGAATTCCGCAAAGGACTCTAAGCAAGCGTCGGCAACCGCCGGCCCGTAACGACCTAAAACCTTTCCGAATTCATGCTCTGCAGGATCATCGTTAGGCATCAACAACCGCCCCCCACCTGATTAGGGTTTCCCAAGCCTCGTCGGCCGACGTGCAAACGGCATGCCTCACGCCATGGTGAAGGCACCAAAGCCGATGAGTTTTCTGATTTGGACTGAGCAACCGCACCGGGTCGACGGCGCCGTCGTCGATCTTGAGCTCGATCACGCCGCCGCCCCATGACGCGCCCATGAAAAACCAGTCTGCGACGCCTGGAAACATGCCGATATATTTGGCCAAAGCGCCGGCCCCTTTGCTGCGCTTGCCTTCGTTGGCGACATGATGCGCAATGCAACGCGAGCGGCATTCTAGCTCGGCTAGCGCGATCCGGTCGGCAAGCTCGGCGCTGATCGCGTCTTCGGGTCCGACGTCGCCGGCGAACGCGAAGCGCGCCAAGATCGTATCGAGCCATGGCCGGCGGCCGTCACTCGGTAGGGTAGGGGATGCTTTACGCCGTGTCCGCTTTTCGGGCTTTTCTTGTATGCTCTTGCGCTTGATCTCGACATCGAGCGCGGGCGTCAATATGCCGGCTTGGCGCGCTTCTTCGATGGTCATTCGGTTTGACGGGTTAAGCGTCATGCCGGCACGGCCTCGCGAGCTTCGCGGCGCCGCCTGGCTTCCGCCTTAGCGTCGGTCAATTCCATCCAAAACTCGAAGGTTCCGAGCGACGGGCAAAGAGGCCGCCCGCTCGCTTCGCGCCAGGTTCCGCCGTCGAAATAGCCCTCGACGATCGGCCCGTCTTCGAAAAAGATGCCGACGCTTCGCGAATTCGCCGGCACGTGTGGTAGGTATTTCTTCATACTAGCCTAGCCTAGCCTAGCCTAAAACAACGGGTGATCAAGTTTCGAGGCCTCTTGCACATAGCCGCTATGATCGGGCGATCGGTCCCAGATGGTGCGCGCCATTCGATCGACCTTGTCGCCGTCGAGTTCGAGCAAACCGCCGATTTTCTCGGCGACGTACGCGGGATTTCTGACGAGCATTTCGAACGTTGTGTGCACGTGCTTTGGATAGATCCTCACGGCATCGAGAAAGCGCCGCTCTTCCTTGCGAATATGAGCTTGAAGCGCCCTTGCGTTCGTCGTCACATGCTGGCCGCACGTCTTCAACAACGTGAGCTGCGATCGCGCTTGCTGCCGATGGTCTCTGGTCAAGATGATCACGCGAAAATCTCGCGTGGTCGGCAGGCTGGCGCGGTGCGGATCGAGAAGCTTGAACGCGGTTTGCGGGTCCATCTGGTCGATCCACGCATGATCGTCCGGCAACTTCAACATGTCGCCGCTTTCGAACGACCAGCCTACCTTGTCGTAGTCGCAATGGACCTTAATCCCGGCGGCGTAAAGCATCTTCATAACAGCCGTTGTCCCGCAACGACCAAGACCACAAACAACGATTAGATAATCTTCGATCATGCTATGTCCCTCAAAAGCAACCCGCCCATTTTGCAATGCGCTTTGACTTGATCGGTGGTCCCGACGATCGCCCCGCACCCTTCGCAAACGTAGATATTTTTCTTGCCCTTGAATCCGGTCAATGCACCGTCCTCGAGTCCAGGTGTGTAAAATCGCCCCCCGCTAAACGATTATTATCGACGCTATGGCGGTTTTTCTGCTCGTCAGCGGCCGATGTCGAGCGCCCGGCTGGGTGTGTACCTGATTTCAGATTTTGGCCGCTGGCGCCCCCTTTGCCGAAACTTTCTTTTGCGATGGCGGCTATCACCATCAAAACCAAGACCAGAATCGGAATTCCGTACCAGAATTGGCCTTGCTGCAAGCCGTAGCCAGCAAGCGCTGACAGTCCTAGCAGGATCAGCAGCACGACGGCGCCGCGCCTCTGTTGGCGTGTCATGGCCAAGTCCCTTCGTTGGGCGGCACACGCCGCAAACATTCGACCGCGTCCCACACCGGACCGTCGGGCAAGCCGATGTCGCGGCGCTTGCCGAGGGCCAGGTCGAGCGCTTGAAACAGGATTTTCTGGCGATCCGCGGCGCCGGTTCGGCGAACGTGCGTGGTCATCACGCCGCGATACTGTTCGGTGATCCGCCTTGCCCATTCGAGAACGCTAGTCGCCCTGATGCGCTCCCAAGGGTCGTCGTAGCCGAGCGCCAGCGGCGCCGACTTGCTCGGCAAGGCGTCGACAGCTTGCGACCAGGCCGGCCACCATTCGCAAGTCTCGCCGAGCTTTTCGAGAGCGTCGACGACGAGGGCGGGCGACCAGTCGAGCAAATCATCCGTCCACAGCTCGAAGATGGCGTCGCGGTCCTTCTCCTGATCCTTCGTATGTTTCGTCCGGCTCCACAACTTCAGGATCGCGAGCATCACGAGCTGCTCGCCTCTGTCGGCGGCTGTAGACTCGTCGGATCGAATCGGCGGCGCTTCCGCCGACATCAAAATTGCCATCGTTCGGTTTCCTTTCGCTCGGCGCGTGCAGCTCGTCGTTCCAACAGCCTTTGTGCAGCCACGTCGCCGGGTGTTTGATCGAGACGTCGGATAGCCGGCACCAGGCCATGTAGCGCTCGACGCCGGCGCAAAGCTCGGCGTGCGTCGCCTTGCCGGCTTTGATCACCTGGCGGTAACGGCGCTCCCCTTCGGCCTTGGCGATCTTGGTTCCGGGGATCGACCATCGCGCCCAGAAATCATCAAAATCGTATTTCTTGGGCTGGCGATTGATCGGGCCAGATGGCGGTTTTCGACCATCTGGCCATAAGTTTGATTGAGGTTCGGAATCTCTAGAATCTGACTCTGATTCAGTAAGAGACTCAGACTCCCTAAGAGTCTTCCCTTTTTTAAGAGTCTTAGAGTCTTCTTTATATATGTGTGGGTTAAGTGTGGGTTGGGTCTGGGTTAAGTCTGGGTTAGAGTCTGGGTTAGAGTGTGGGTTAACGCCATCCGTAGAAGCCTGATAAGTGTCGTAATTACATATAGTTACGATGGTAAAGTGTGGGTTAGAGTGTGTGTTGATGAGTGAGTTAGATTTTAGCACTTTTAGCAAAGTCTTAGCTTTTTGGTGGGTTAGGTCGCTATCTTTTGCGATCCCGCGGACCGTTATGAGACATTGCCCCCTGGCGAGCTGAATCGGCTCTCTTGAGCGCGGGCTCGCGGCCGTCGTTGCTTTCCATACGGCCTTGCGCACGAGATATTGAAAGAGGCCTTGCAGCGCAAATTGCTTGTGCAAAATTGGGTTGTCGTCGATCGCGCGCCAGTTAAGGACAAAGCCGCCGGGTTTGGGGTGCCGATCAGCCATGCGCAACGCCGATCGGCCCGGCGACGAGCGCCAGGCCATAGCAAAAAAGGTTCCGTCGGATTGCGCAAAAAAGCATTTTCTGCTTTTGTCTTTCCTACGAAGAGAGATTTTGAACCCCGTCGGCGAGCCAGGCCGCGGGGTTCTTTCTTTGGGAATCACCCCTAAGAACCCCATACCGGAGTCAAGTCGATTTGAAACCGCGCTACGCGGTCGCGTGCCTGAGTGCTTCGGCGTCTCCTGCCTGTGATCCAACGGGGAACATTTCGACCTGCTCGTCGAGCTGCAAAATCTCGCGAGCCGCGTCGAATGTGCTGAGATAGAAGGCGCGTTGCTTGGCGTTTTTGGTGCGCTTCAGGCGCCGAACCTCGTCAATCGCTTCGGTGTTGAGGCCCTTCGCTTGCGCCCTCTTCCGATGCTTTTCCAATAGCCCGACATGGCCTTTGTAGACATCCTGCGACGCTTGCGCCTCGCGTTCGAGCTTGGATTGTTCTTCGATGTAAGTGGTAATCAGATCCGGGTCGGTGTTCTCTTCGGAGACGATCAGCGGTCGCGACATGTCAAACCCCTCTGTGTCGAGAAGTCCCGCGCGAATCCCTGCAGCCCCTGTTTTCTCCCGGTCTTTTACATTGCCAGCGACCGACCCCGAAAGGCATCTACCGTATAAACGGCGAGATGGTCCGAGATCAAGCGATCTAACACAAAAAAGCGCGACAATATGGTCGCGTGTTAGGGCGCGAACATCTGGTCGAGCGTCGTTCATACGCTTTCAAGGCATAGCGGCCGTTGCGCGCCCTCGCCGGGCTCGTCGCCCTCTTCGAATAGCAGCGATGGCGGGATATTCATCCCGCGTTCAATCGCCATTCGGATCACCTGAAGCTTGCGAGTTGCGGGCATGCCGTCACGACGCCAGTTCGAGATTGCCTGACTCGAGACGCCGAGAGCTTTGCAAGCCTGCGCGCGAGACCCAAAAAGCAGGATCGTATCTTTGATAGGATCGTGTGCTGTTTTCATCATGCTCGATCAAGTACAGCCATTCTTTACCCCGTCAAGATATTTTTGAAATTGCGGCCTTGATCCACGTTCTCGTACAGAAAGGCTTTACTTTTAGGATTGACGCATACAGCAACCCTGTCTAATTTCGCCCAAGTGTGGAATTTATCTTTTTTTAGGGCAACCCAATGAACACAGAAAAGATCTGCGACGCGGCGGCCGACGTGCCGGTCGCGTTCAAACGATGGCTCCCGGTTCAAGGGAAGTACGTTGACGACGCGATTTTGCGGCCTGCAGAGCAAGCGAAACTGGCCGCGGAATGCAACGAAACGCTGAAGGGCTTTTTCTTCGTCACGGCGTTGGCTGGGACTGGCGGAATCGATCTTCGCTACGTGATCGACGACGAGATCGTCGTTCAATTCACTTGTGAGAATAACGATCGCGTGCCTCAAGAGGTCGACCGCGTGATCGAGCACGCGCACAAGTTCGCATTGGAGCGGGCAAATGGGTGAAATCGCCGAGGCTATGCTCGATGGAACGTTTTGCATGCATTGCGGCGAGACGTTGCTTCACGGCCCCGAAGACGTCGCGAACGGCTTTCCGACGTCCTGTGGGTGCGATGGCGGCGACCACGCACTCGGCATCGAGAGCGACGCCGACGATCTCGACGGCCGCACGTGTGACATCTGCGGAAAGCTGTTCTCGACTGAAGATGGGGTTCTCGATCACATGAACGCCAAACATAAGGGCTGGGATACCGACGGCGACATTAAAATGCTCGTCGAGATCATCTATGAACTTTATCCGCTCGCCGAAGAACGGGTCGGGCAAAAAGGCTACTGCGGGACCGAGCCGGACTTTCTCCAAATCCAATCCCGGCTTATGCACGTCATGAGCATGAACTCGCACCTCTTCGTATGAGCATGCAAGCCGCGCTCGATTTGCCGCCGGCGGGACTGTCAACCGATGAGCCCGCTTCGCCGCCTGAAATCCAGGCTTCGTCAACCCCAAACCCCGGAACGTCAACCGACGAGCTGCCTTTCGGCCTCGTGCCTTACGCCGAGGGCGAGTTCGACAAGATGCACGCCGCCGGCTCGATGCTATGTTCGGCGTCGGGCGTGCCGGCGCTTTTCAACACCATACCCCAGCGATACGGCAAGCTCGCTTATGCGCGTCATGTGAGCGGCGTCGAAGCTTTGCCCGACATCGGCGACGAGCTGCCGATTCGGCTTGGCCACATCCTCGAACCTTTCATCGCGACTCTTCTGAGCGAAATGCTCGACGTCGAGCTTCACAAGATCGACGCGTACTCGATGCATGAATTTTTGCCTCTGTTCGCGACGCCCGACTATTGGTGCGTGATCGATGGCGAGCTGTACATCATCGAAATCAAGAGCGTCGGCTCGAAGGTTTTCTATCGGGACTGGCGCGAGGCTGTGCCGCTACACGTCAGCTTGCAGCACCAATGCCAGTTCGCGACCACAGGCGCGGCGAGAGGCATCGTTGCCGTTTTCGATCGCAACTATTGCCAGCTCGAAACCTATGACACGACGCCGGTTCCCGAGGCGATCGAGCGCATCGAGTTCGGCGTCGACGGCTTCATGGCCAACCTGGGAAACGGCATCTTTCCGCCGCCCGACGAGGATTGCGAAGCCGACTTCGAGATCTTCCGGCGCCTGTGTTACCAGCACGAAGAAGAAAAGAAAGTGCTGATCCATGGCGAGCAGGCGCTCTTGCGGGCTAGCCAGTTCCAACAGGCAGTCGACGACAAGGCCGCCGCCGAGAAGGTCATCGCCGCTCAAAAGCGCTGGTTTCAAGGCAGAATGAAAACCGCCGAGATCTGCACTCTCGACGACGGCGGTTTCTTCCAATGGCGCACCAACAAGACCAAAGGCAAAGACCAGCAACGGCCTAGCCGGGTTTTCAAATACAAAGAGATGAGGAGTTCGAACGATGGCTGAAGCAGCCGAACAGACGAAAGAACAGGCAAGGGCGGCGCTCGCGATCGTCCCCCTACAGACACAGCTTCCCGACGCCGCCGCAAAGCGAGGCATTACGGCTGAAGCCTGGCACGTACTAAAAACTGTTCTCTACAAGGGCGCTTCCGACGAGATGGTTTGCACGGTCATCGACTATTGCAAGGCGCGCAAGCTCGACGTGATGAAAAAGCCGTTCCACATCGTTCTCGTTTGGGACGCCGACGCGAAGAAAATGGTTGAAGGTGTTTGGCCGGCGATCGCCGAGACTCGCATCACGGCCATGCGGACTAAAGAGTATGGCGGTATTTCGGACGTTCGGCACGGACAGACGAAAGAAAGGTCTTGGGGAAATACGAAGGTAGCCTTTCCAGAATGGGCGCAATACAGCGTTTTCCGCTTCGTCCGCGGCGAGTTCCGCGAGTTCTCCGGCCCGCGGGTCTATTGGCTCGAAGAGTACGCCGAGAAGAATGGCGGCGCCCCTAATCGCATGTGGGCAAGACGGCCGTTCGGCCAGCTCAACAAGTGCGCCGAAGCTGCAGCGTTGCGCGCGGCCTTCCCCGAAGAAACCGACAACATGCCGACCGCCGACGAGATGGAAGGCAAGACCATCAACGGCAACTTGATGGAGGACATTACGCCGAAGAAGGACGGCAACGCCGCGGCGAACGAGTTCGCGAAGATCGGACAAGGCGCCGACCCCTTGGCGACGACGGTGATCGATGGCGACGGCGTGGTCGTCGAGGAAGGCGAGGCTGTCGAGGAAGTCCGCCAAGAGGCGACCCAAGAGTCGAACGCGGGCGACCAGGCCAAGGCCAACAACAACATGATTGTTAAGGTCTATGCGTCGGCCGACGAGCCCGAACGCGAGTTGAAGTCGCTTTCGAATGCCGTCTACGTAATCCGCAAGCTCATTAAGGACGCCAAGACGCCGGCGCTCGCAAAGACCATCTTCGATCGAAATGTCGACGTCCTCGCCAGAGTGCCGAAAGAGACGGGCGACACGGTCGAAGCCGAGCTTAGAAAGAGGATGGAGAACGGGAAAACGGCGAAAGCCGGCAACGGCGAGGGCGCACAAGGCGCGCTGGTCTAGGCTAAGGCGAGTTTCGCGGCTGACATCAGCGTGTGACAAGGCCCGGCCCGTCGGAGCATCTTAGCCGCGAGACCGACGGACCGGGCGCCCCTGAAACGAGGTTGATTCCATGGACAGTGTCGACAGCAATTCCAGTAATAGCTGGATTGCCCGTGCTGCGGCACTGTCCACCGAGTCAATTAGACTGCCACGGGTAGCTTGCCTATGTGCCGCCTGTTTCGTCTTCGGGGTTGCAGTGATGTACTTTCGACCAGGCCCGCCGACTCCGGGCGTGGTTGAAGCGGAGATCCCGGCGCGGAGTGTGGGAACGCTCGAACAATGCCGGGCTGATCTGGACGAAGCCGAACACATCATTGACCTGTCGCATGGTGCGGCGGGCGTCGTGGTTGGCGAATTAGCAAAATGTCTAGGAAGGACAATAGGTCATGATAATAGCGTTCACGTCGAGAAAAGGCGGCGTCGGCAAATCGACGATGGCGCGGACCCTGGCGATAGCGATGAAACAGGTCGGATTGAACCCGCTTCTCGCCGATCTCGACCCGCAACAGTCGACGTCCGACCGTTGGGCAAAGCGACGCCTTGACCTGGTCGACGAGGCGGTTCACGTCGACACGCATCGGTTTAGGCAGGCGAGGCAACTTCGCGAATGCCATGAGACATGGGACCACGTGATCGTTGATTGTCGGCCTTATGACAATGTCCTGATTCGTGATCTGGCCGGCGAGGCCGACGTCATCTTTCTGCCGAGCGGACCCGCCGACGACGACGTCGAGCCTACCCTCGATCTGCACAAGATCTTGCGCAATGAGCACACGACACAGGCGCGTGTTGCCGCTGTTCTGAACAACGTCGGGTCCCTGCCTGAGTGTTGGCGAGCCCGCACCGTGTTCGAGCTTGGCAAGTGCGAGCTGGTGCCGGCGGCGATGCCTGGACGGATCAGCTATCGGTCATGTTTGAACGCTGGTCGGACGCTGCAGGAAAACACGCGCGGCAACCTTCATGCGCGCTGCAACAAAGTGCTCGAAGGGATGTTCGAAATCATCGGGCAAGCAGCGCAAGGCGAGTATCGCCCGCTGACATGGTGGCCAGAGGAAGAAGCGACCATCGAGGACGAGGCCGACGAGGGCGCCAAGATCGAAATCAATGTGCCGCCCGCGCTCGCGGCGACCGCCAGGTCGACAGAAGCGGTTGAAGTGGCGCCGGCGGAAGAGACGCCGGAACCGCCGGCACCAAAGCGCAAGAGGACGACCAGGCACGCAAAGGCAGAGACCGAGGCGACGCCGACCGAGAAAAAGGTCGAGCCGCCTAAGCCGCGGCGCCAGCGGGCGACCAAAGGGGCCAAGCCAGCGGCGGCAAAGGCGCCGGCGAAGCGGAAACCGGCGGCCAAGAAGACGGCGGCAAAGCCCGTTCGGCGAGCGACAAAGCCTGAAACCGCAAGCGCCGCTTAGGGTCGATGTTGGGCTTTGCGGTCAATCCCGGCGCCGACGCCGTGTATTTTGTGGCCATCTTCGACCATCCTAAAGACGCGCCGCAACACGTCGTCGCGCGCTGGAACGCATCGATTGCGGGTGGCGTTGTGGCCGCCCGGATCGCCGGATATTACGAAACCATTGACCAGGCGAGAGCGGATGTTCCAGCGGGCGCTGTGCGCTTTATGCCGATGATCGGCGATCCGCCGAACCTGGTCGAGTCTTGGATGCTTTGACCTAGAAAGGATACCAATCAAATGAGAGCAGCGCTTTTGAACGAGTTCGGCGTGTCGATCCTGAAGGAACGGCGAAAGATGGCGTACGAGGGCAAGCTCGACCCTAACAGCAGGCTAGCCAAAGACTTCGACTTGTTACTCGCCTTTGCCGAGCATGTGATAGCAACGCTTAAGCTCGATGTCTCGACGCCTGGCGCGGCGTTCGATGTCGAGGCGCCCGACGTAAGTTGCGAGGGCGAAGAACAGGTTATGATGGACGCCAGGCTAGGCGACGAGGCCTTGATCTACTTCGGCTATTACACGCAGCCTCGGCGATATCGCATGGTCGCGGTTGGCGACGACGGTGCGCCTTGTGAGGCATGCAACGGCAAAGGTTGCGTTGATTGGGGCGGCGCGGATTGTCTTTCTACGGAATTCAAGCCGTTGCTCGCGAACGATGTCGATAGGGTAACCAAGGCCCGTGAAATTCCAGCCACGGCGGCCATGGAAGCCGAGGCCGCCGAGAAATGATGAAGGCCGGCCTGTTCTGCTTTCACTGCGACCGCGAGGGCGAAACCGTCGAGTGCTTCATATGCGGCAAGCCAACTTGCGTCGATTGCCGGTCGGACAGGCCGGCAACCCGAGCTGGCAAAGGCTTGATGTGCACGCGGTGCGCAAACAACCAACACGATTTCCTGGAGGTGCAACAGGAAATCTACAAACGCCATGGGCGAAGCCGGCGCGAGAAGTCGCGCTTGCATCGACAGCAGCATTTCCGGCCTGGCGCCTATGCCCGCATGAAAGGGAAGTGATGACATCCGGTCTCGAATCGAAAGGGATTACCTTTCGCGAGGATGGCGGCGTAACGATCGACGCCGCCAACGTGATCAAATGGTTATCGATGCTCGAACAAATTCACGCGGCCGTCGTCGACGAGGTGCCCGCGAGTGACAAGCTTCGAGCTGCAGCGCAAGAGGTTGTCACCGCTCGGTACGATACCAGCGACATCGACAACGGCCGGCTTTACCAGGCAATCGACTACCTAGGTGCAACGCTAATGCGGGACGCCGTCCTAGAGGAGAAAAAGAAGCGATGAGCGGAAGCGACAACCAACCGCGCAACCTTCGGCAATGCCCGTTTTGCGGCGAACAAAAAGCTTTTGAAGTCGAGGAAGACGGAAGCCGACACTTTTCCTCTTTCTCGGTTCGCTGTTTAGCCTGTTATGCGACCGGCCCGAGAGCTTTAAGCGCCGAGCTTGCTGCAACATCATGGGATGCACGACGATGACCGCCGAGGATTTCGAGCCTCTTAAGAACCAATCGATCGCGTAGTCGTCGAGGTGCAACGCTAATGCGGATTCCAGAACAGTCGACAGAGGAGCCCGTTCGCATCGACGTCGACGCCTTCGAGTTCGAGACCGACGAAGCGCTCTTGTTCAAGATCGACACAGAAGAGCTTTGGGTGCCGCGCGAGGTCGTGGTTGAGTTTGGCGACGATTTCGTCGACGTCGACTGGTGGTGGGCAAACGAGAAAGGGCTCGATTGATGACAGAAGAAGAGAGAAAAGACGCCGCCTATAGGCGCTACGGCAAAGCTATGCACGCCGTGCAATCGGGCGTCGCCTTCATGATCGAGAACGGCGACGGTAAGGAAGTCGAGCCCAAACACCTACGCGTTGGCGTGGCTTCGGCGCTAAATGCCAACGGCGCCATAGTGAAATTGCTCATGCGAAAAGGGCTGATATCCGAAGCCGAATACGCCGAAATGCTCGCCGAGTATGCCGAAAAAGATCAAGCGAGTTACGAGCGCGCCGCTGCGGCGTTGACGGGCGCGAAGGTCAAGTTCGAATGACCGAGCACGACGGCGACGCGCCTTGGTTGGTCCGCAATGTCAAATGGACCGACAAGGAATGGAACCAAAGAGCGCTCAATCAAAACTGTTTGATGCGCGGGAAGTGCGGCGATTTCGTCTCGATACGGCCCTGTGATGAGGCTCTAGGTGACAAGACGTTTCTCGGCGTCATGCTCGGCGACCTGGCGACCAGCGTTTCCGCCGAATATGACCCCGGATCGAAAACCCTCGAGATCGGGTTTAGCCTGTTCAATCCCGCCATGTTCGTGCCCGATTTGAACCGCGTCCTTCTAGGTCGCGAAAGTTGGTGGACGCTGATCGAATCGCCCGAAGATCTACGCAAGATCAGCGACGCCGACATCGACAACGTTTGGTATGTGCGGGCGCTCAAGGCGATGACGCCGCCATGAAGCTCCAAGGCTTGCGCTTCGACTTCGATTACCAGCTCGTGAACGACGACGACGAGCCCCTTTGCTCGATGTGTTACGACCCGATCGACGACGACCAAGTGCCGTTGCTGATCTGGCTTAAAGACGCGCGTTGGATGGCGACCGTTTGCGACAACTGTTTGGAGGATGTTTTTAAGCTCACTCCGTTCATTAATACGGCCGACGTCGGCGTCAACGAATTTCAAAAGACTCACGTCGAGGTCGGCGAATGAGCATCGAGCCGTGGGTGTGGGTGGCTTTGATCATTTTTGTGATCATCATCATATGGCCAAGCGGATAATGAACAAGCGCGAGACACAGATAGGCGACTATTGGCTAAGCCGGCGGCCTGGCCGGCCGACGTTCTTTCGCACGTGGTTCGATCCCGAGACGCGGCAAACGCGCCGTGCGTCGCTCGGAACGGCCGACAAGGCGGAAGCGCAATTGATCATGGCGAAGTGGGTTGCAGCTCACGGCACCATGCGCGAATTGCCGCTCGACCAGGTCAAGCTCGTGGACATCCTCGAAAGGTACTGGCAAGCCGTCGGCCGGCATCTCGTCAGCTCGCGGGCGCAAGCCGTATCGTATCGCTATTGGAAAGACTTCTACGGCGACGCCTCGATCGCCGACCTCACGATCGACCGGCAAGAGGCCTTCGTCGCATCCCTGAAAGGTCGGGAATTATCTTCGAGCTATATCAAAAAGGTCGTCGGCTTTGGCCGCTGGGCTTTAAACCGAGCGCGCGAGCGTCACGAGATCGCCGAGCCGCCGCGGATCATCAAGATTCGAGAAGCGAGGCCGGCAATGCGCCGACTCGAGCCGGACGAGGTCGCCCGATTGATTGAAGCTTCGCGACGCCGGCCGCACGTTTACATGTTTGTAATGCTAGCGCTCAACACACTATCGCGACCTGGCGCGCTTCTCGAACTCCACCTCGAACAGTGCGATTTCGAGCGCGGTTTGATCTATCTCAATCAAGCCGGCCGATCGCAGACGAAGAAGCGCCGGCCGGTCGTGCCGATGACCGAGACGTTGCGGCGAATCCTCGAACTCGCGCCGTCCGGCCGCCTGGTGCAATTCGCCGATCGTCCGGTAAAGCAAATCAACAGAGCGTTCGCCGGCGCCGTCAAGCGCGCCGAGCTGCCGCGCGACGTCGTCCCGATGACCATGCGGCGGACCATGGCGCGCGAGCTTCGACGCCGCGGCGTCGGCTCTTGGGATGTCGCCGGCCTTATGGGCCATCGCCTCGACGAGCGGACGACCGAGATTTATGCGGAGTATGATGCCGGCTATCAAAAACAGGCCGTCGAGGCGATCGACGCCTTTATGAATGAGGTCGCGAAATGAGGAAGTTCGAATTCGACTGGACCATTCCCGACTATGACGACGGCGACCTGCAACAACAGTGGCGACACGATTGCTCGGTCGCCAAGGCTGTCGAGGACGTCTTGAAGCTAATCAGCCAAAGCCCGCCGTCGGCCATGTCAGCTATTTCGATCGTCGTCGCATCCTACTTGCACACGAACCTCGCCGATGATCAGAGGGCGCGAGTAGCTCTCAACGAATTCGCACACATGGTTTTGACCGCCCGCTCGAACCTTCAAAAGTGCGAGCTTCGAGACGGGAAAAAATCCCTAAATTAACGGTTTGCGTGCCGCTTGCGTGGCATTGGCGAAAAAAAGATGTGAAAGGGAGTGGTTTAAAGTGCAGAAAAATAATAATTATTCTCGTTCATTGAACGAGGCGCCGGTTAGCTTCATAAGCTAACGTTTGTTAAATTCTATCAAAGGAAACAATCATGCTAGTCGATATCGAGGCGGTTGAACGGCGTTTGAATGGCGCGCTTGGTGGCGATCCCGTCGAGTACGCGAATTTCGATGAACACGCGCTGGCCGACGTCCGCGCCCTTTTAGACGCCGTCAAAATTATCGCCGACCACGACATACAGCTACACGCGACGATCAAAGACCAAGCCGACACGATCGCTCGATTGATCCGCAAGATAATCGAACTCGAAGAACAAAAAATCCGCGCCGACCGCATCGAGGACGCCGCGCGAGCCTGGCAACAGCAAATCGAGCGCGCCGGACTGCTTTACGGTTCGAACGGCGCCTGGCCAGAGGAAGCCTTGCTCGAAGTCCTCAACGCCAACCCAAGGCCGGAAGCCCCCCAGCCGACAGAAACGGATGCATGAAGCCCATGGAAAACCCCGCCGATAAGATCGTCGAAGAACTCCATTTCTCTTTTCTCGGAGTTCCCGACGACAAGCTCGAATATATCCGTTCGATCATGCACACGAAGCAAGGCGCCTTCGACGGCGAAATTGTTCGATGGCTCGTCGCCGAGGTCGACCGTGGGCGCAAGGTCGAAGACGACGTCATCGCCGTCCGCGACACGCCGCCAGGCCGAACGAGGACCGCCGCATTTATCGAAATGCTCGCCACACTCGAAGCCAACCCGAGACCAGGAAAATCATAATTGCGTGCCGCTTGCGTAGCCATGAGGAATCCCGATGAATTACGAGCCTAAGACAGAAAACGATTTGCGACAGATCGCCGTCGACACGGTCGAGGACGCCGCGCCATGAACTGGTCTTCACCATACGCGCGGATATGCAGCGCCGCCGTTCAAGAATGGCCTCTTCAGCACCGGGCGCTCAATACTGTTTTGAAAGGCGACGTCAAAGGCGTCGTGATCGAGATCGTCGACGTAAGCATAGACTTCCATTTCCATTACAAGGGCGTGCCGGTCAAAGACCTGGCGAGCTTTTGCGCTTGGGTCGAGCCCGAAGAAGAAGCGCAACCGTTCGTCAATCATTGGGGCATCGACAGCAACAGCGAAGCCGAAATCGTGTGCCGCTGCAAACTGACGAAAGAGCAAGTCGTTCTAGGCCGCAACTCTGGCCAATGTTTCATGACAAGGCTCTTCGCCATCGACAGAGATGCAACCGAGTCCTGGCGCGTCTATTCCGGCACCGAGCCCGCCGACCTCGTGAACGGCGTTATCTGGTCGACCCGCATGGATAAAGAAAGAGCGCTGCAAAACATCCAAGACGCGAAGCGGGTTTTCTACTCGAACACGTCGAGGTTCGATGAGGGCTGGCGTGAAACCCTAAGCGGTTTGCTGATCACAGCTAAAGGAGAGGAGTCACCATGACGAACCCGCTAACCGAGGAACAGCGCCACTATCTTCGCCTCGTCGGCCGAAGCATGAAAGGCCAGCCATGGGCGCCTGTGAGCAAAACGCTTTGGCCTTGGTTGGTAAGGATGCAAGCGGCCTTGCCAGAGCTGATCGAGATCGACGCCGAAAACCAGCGCATTAGGCCGACAGACAAAGGCCAAACTTTGATCGATTATCTATGAAGCGCTCGGAAGCCCTAGAAGGCATAAGGCGCGACCTCGCCTGTATCCGCGCTTTAATCAAAGATTACGGCGAACATTCTGAATCACCTTCCCTCGCTATCGCCGAATGGCTGCTACGCGACCTTGATCGCCTATGGCCGGTCGTCGACGCCGCGGTCGCGCTCGACGACGCCGTCGCCGAGTTCGGCGCGACTCTCGAGTACGTTTCAGAGCACTTCCAAAATCTGTCGGACGCGATCGACCGAAGCAAGATCCGCGAGGACGGCGAGCCACCAACCAAGGAGGAATAGATTGACCGACGAACGCGCGAAAATCTTCAAGCAAGTCGCCGCGACTGCCAAGAAGATCGGCGAATTGATCGCTGGTGCCATGGAAGGGACCGGCTACGGCTTCACCTTGATTATATTCGAGAAGGACAGGCAAGCCGGAGCATTGACCTATATGTCGAACGCCGAGCGCGAAAGCATGGTCGCCGCCATGAAAGAGCTGATCAAGATGGAAGCCGACCGAGAAGCCACCATGCAATGAAAGGCAAAGCCGTCCGCCTCGACGACGACTTTTGCCCGAATTGCGCCGCCAAGCTTTCCGCGGCGTCGGTCGCATTCGGCCCAAAAGCCAAGCCGAAAGAAGGCGACCCGACGTTGTGCGTCTATTGCCTCGAATTCGCGATCTTCGGTCCTGGCTTGAAGCTCAGAAAGACAACCGAAATCGAGCTTCGGCTTACGCTCGATCTGGAACAATATGAACATTTCGCCGCCACGCGCGAGGGCTTGCGCGCGGCGAAAGCGCGGTACGGGATGAATTGACATGACCGAGCTTAGGCAAGTAAAGCGCCAGCGCATGGATTTGTACATTAATCAACGTCGGACAAGCGTTCGCATCGAAAAAGTCTTCTCGGACTATCTCAAAGAGCGGGCGGCAGATATGCAAATATCAAAATCGAGGCTTGTCTCGCGAATAGTGTCGCAATACGAAAACAACGCGAACAGATCGGCGGCCGTGCGCACTTATTGTTTTGAAGACCTTCAGGCGCGATTGGAAAAAGCGGAAGCGAAAGCCAATGCCAAGACTTAAGCGCGTCGAAGTGAGGATCAACGGCCATCGAACCGCGATCCAATTGGAAACGCCATTTTGGCGCTATCTCGACGAGATCGTCGCCGCCAGGGGAACCACGCGAACCAAGCTCGTCAACGAAGTCCTCGCCGCCGACCCGGACAAAACGAATATGTGCTCGACGCTTCGGACGTTCGCGCTCGCGCACGCCGAACGCCGGGCGAATGGCTGGCGCCTCGACCAGGAGATTGCAGCATCATGAAAGCGATCACACTCAATCAACCATGGGCGTCGCTCATCGCGGAAGGCTTCCAATCATACGAGGTTCGGCGATGGTGCCCACCGCGTTACAAGATCCTGCAACGGATCGGAATCCACGCCGGCGGCAAGCACGTCGAAACCGACCAGATCGTCGACTTGATGAACCGGCTTTCCGGCGACTTCCCCGGCCGGTCGATCACGTCGAAGGATGCGATCCCGTTTCTTGAAAGCTGCCTGGAAGACACAAGGCGTTTGCCGAGATCCGCGGTTATCTGCACAGCGTTCTTAGGCCGCCCGCGGCTGGCTAAAGGCCTGTGCGAAGGCAGCTCGCCGATATCGCCGAGGCTGTGGGCATGGCCGCTAAGCGACGCGCAAACGTTGCGCGTGCCGGCGCGGATCGCCGGGCAACCGGACCTTTGGGAATGGGACCAAAGCCACGAACCGGACCAATTGCTATGAGTGACGCGCGCCTCCCGATCTCTCTCCTCGTGTTGTTTGGCGTTGGGCTGATTTCATTCGGCGCGGGCGTCGAGTACGGGCGAAAGCCTGGCGCCGCGCCAGGCGCCATCGAAATCGCTTCGCCTCGAGTCGACGAATGTCATCGAGACCTTGCCGAGCTTCGCCAGATACAGGAAAGCGGCACGTTACTTTGTCGTGCTGACGCCGAAATTGCGCCGATCGTCGCGATAGCTATGATCGAGGACATGATTAGCCGGTCGTCGTCCCTTCGCGACTCACTTGAGAGAGACCTATGCATGACATTCTGATGATTGCGCTCGTGTGCTACGCCAGCGCTGGCGAGTGCGGACCGTTTCAGGCCGCAGCATTGATTGACGGCCCAAAATACTACGACGCCGCCATATGCCGCGACCATGCGGCCAGGTTCGTGCACGACGTCGAAGTGCGCCGGCATGCCTTTAGGCTGATCAAAACACAGCGTGGACAGCTCGAAATCATCTGCGTTAAGGCGGCGCTTCCGGTCGGATAACAAGCGACCGCTGTACTTCGTCACGGTTATGTGACTTTTTTTCCTTGCTCAATTGTCACGCTTATGTGACAAAAGAATTCTAGCAAGGAGAACGACCGATGAACCTCAATCAACTCAAAACCGCACCGATCTCGCACAAGTCCCGTCACGAGCTTAAGGCGCACCTCGAAGCCATCTTCGCGAACATCAACGCGATCGTGACCGCGGACAATCCCGTCATGACGACAGCAGGCACGGCACAAGGCCGCCCGCGCTACGTGATCCGCATTCGCGGCGAGGGCGCGTCTCGCGTGCGCCCTCAAGACCTCGACGAGGTCATGAAGCGTTTCGACGTCCGTTCATTCATTTCGATGTGAGGGAGTCCCGAGATGACATCGAACAAAGTCCTTTTTATGCCCGACGGGTCAGAGATCGAGGTGCCGACCCGCTGGGCAATCTGCGGATTGTGCGAAGGCCACGGCCTATCGAGCGCGCACCTTGGATCATTTACCGCGAGCGAATTTCAATCGGCCTGCGACTGCGACCCGAACTTCGCAGAGGACTACCGAAGCGGCGCCTATGATCGGCGATGCGAAAATTGCGGCGGATCGGGCAAGGTCGTGGTCGTCGATCTCGACAAGCTCACCAGTGAGCACCGCAAACAGTACAAAGAACAGTGCGAAGCCGATGCGGAATTTCGCGCCGAACAAGACGCCGAAAGGCGCATGCTAGGAGGTTATTAGCCATGGCAAAAGCTTCCGCCCTCTCCTATGTGAGCGCCGCCGAGGCCGCAAACGCCGCCGACGGCATCTTCGCAGTTATGCAGCTCGACCGAGCGCGCCGCCATGAATTTTGGGCGCAAATGCCCGACGGCGAGTGGGAATTCTTGCGGGCAAGCAGCCGCTCGTATCGGTTCGCTCACATCTACCGCGAAGCCATCAACGGCAACCTAGCGCCGCAAAAGCTCGGCGCTTATGTGCAACTCACTAACAGCCCGAATCCGACCGGCCACGAGCGCTTTCTCTTCCGTGAGACGATTAAGATTCGCGGCGAGAACGGAGAGTCGAGCCGATGACCGTTCTTTATGTCTTGATCCTTTCGATTGAGCCCGACGACGGTCGAGGTCTGGTCGAACTGTCCGAGCTTGCTCCTGAGTGCTTTCGAGCGTTAGGGCCAAGCGATTCGTTTTGGCTCGTCCCCGGCACGATTAGCCCGGCCGACGATTGATGGCGAAAGACAACCCACGAGGCGAGGCCCGCAAAAAAGCGGGCTTCGCCACCCAGCAAGAGCTTGCCGATTGGCTCGAATGTAGTCGCAGCAAGATCGGCAACTTTGAAGCCCTCGGCTCGGCGCATCGACCGCCGCCGCCCTGGTACGACAAAGTGATCGACGTTCTGATCGAAAACCGCGCCCTCAAGGCCGCCAAGAAGCGAAAGCGCAAGAAATGATCGAGATCACCACGCTTGAACTGTTCATAATCGCCTATCATCACGCCCTCGGCGAGCCAGAACCGCCTTGGAGCGATCTTGACGACCCGCAGCACCGTAAACATGTGGACGCCGCCTTATACGCCGTTAAAATGCTTCCGCCGCGTTTCTTTTTTTCCGTGCCGGGTCATGGCGATTGCTTCGAGGTTTTGGACGACGTGAAATCCAGCCTATCGGAAGAACAGCGGTTCGCCGATAGGGAACGAGGCAACGGAGAGTAGCCGATGTATACCTTTGAACTGCCACATGGCATTGCGCCCACAAGCACCGCGCCTAAGAAAATCACCAAAATCGACGAGACCGCCGCCCAACTCGCCGCTGCCGATCTCGCCTCACGTCTCGGCGAGCTGGTGCCGAGCTATGTCGATGTGAACGACGTCGACGCCGCATGCGAGGAAGCAATCAACTGCTATGAATGCTTCCGAACGACACAACTTCCCGCGTTGGCCATCTTGAGTTATGCGCTTGCGGGCGCCGTTGTCGGCGGCCTGGTCGTTTACCTCGCATCCGGGGTTTGACCGCCATGGACAAGCTAGACGAGGCGACCAGGCGCCAGGCCGTCGAGACCGCCAGGCTGTTGAAACAACTCGGCGGAAAGTTCGCGGCGGCCGCGCCAGAGGTTGCGGGAATTATGGACAAAGCCGCCGGCGACGTGCTTAGAGCTTCCAAGGGAAGCTCGAGCCGATCAAAACCGCGAAAGCTGACGCTGGTCGAGCGCTCGATCGCACAAAGAGGCGCCGCGTAATGTTCTATGGATCGGATGAACACCTAAAACACATCCGATCCACCGCGACCGCCATAACCAAGCAAGCCCTGCCCCACCTAGCATCGCCTTCGGTAGGGCATTTCGTCAAAGGCATTATCGAGGACCATCTCTTGCAACACGACTCCGTTACCATCAAAGAGCGGTCACTCTGGTTTTACGCCGGGCTGATGTGCGTCGGCGCCGCGCTTCCTATCCTTTGCATGATCTGCGCTCAACTCTTCCTGCGTTAGAACAGGGTCGGCGAAAGCCTAATTTGCCCTGTCTTCACGGTATCGGTGTCTCCAGCCGCGTCGGTTATCCTGACCTCGTAATAGTAATCCCCGGCGACGAGCGCGCCGGAGTCCGCCGCGTCGATCGTAACTGTGATGATGCCCCCGTTCGCATCGGTAACGATGACCCCCGATCCGAGCGTCTTCTCGAACTTGGTCGCGGCGTTCGGCGATCCCGGCGGAAGATCCTTCACCCGGAATGTTGCGAACGTCGCGCCGTTTAGGTCTTTGACGCTTCCCGACCCGTCGGTAATTGTGATCGCATACCGACGAGTCGAGCCAAGAACCCAAACGTCGCTTGACGTGAAGCCGAGGTTGGTTGCAACAGTCATTACGACTGCGGAAGCGTGAAGGTCCAAGAAGTCAACTGTACTTCCTGGCCAGACGTGATCGAAGTATTATCGATTTCGAAGTCGCCGCCGCCGCCGGTGGCTGTAACCGTGCCTGTCCATAAGACGACGGAATTGCTATCGACCACAGCGCCATAGCCCGCCGTTCCAGTCGCCGCCGCCGCCGCATCGGTTTTAGGCATACTCAAGGCCGTAGCCACTGCCCCCGAACCCGCCGCCGCCGCGGCGCCGAACGCCGGATCGGACATGGTGAACTCGGCGAGGAGCGTGCCGGAAACCGCCGCGTTTAGCGCCGGCTGCGCGCCGGTATAAATGCGGACAAGGCCCGCCCCGGCGCCATCTTCGAGCTTGTCGACCATGGCATTAGCGCCCGCTTCAACGGTCGCGTCATAGATTCGCAAAGTCATTAGAACGAACTCCCGTTCAGGTTTTGGTCGCTAAGAGTGCAACCGGGTATGCCTTGATCGGCCGTGAAATCGCCCCCCAATCCGATGGTTGGCAGTGTCCCGACGATCAAGACGGACGACTGAGTCGCAAGGAAAGCCGCATGAGCGGCCGTCGCTTTGGCGATCAGCTTCGCGTTCGCTTGCTGGGTTGGAAGGAATGCAGACTGAGCAGCATTCGACTTCAGGATGGCCTTCAGGGGCGCGCTCTGTGTCGCCAGGAAGGCGGCATGGTCGGCGACGATGCCAGGCGCCACGACGGTAAGGGCGGCGCTCTGCGTGGCAAGGAAGGCGCTTTGCGCCGATGTGACCTTCGCGACCAGCTTCAACGCGGCCGACTGAGTGGCCAGTAAAGCGGTTTGTGCGGTCGTCGCTTTGACGATCGCTTTCGCCGTCGCCGCCTGTGTCGCCAGGAACGCGTCTTGCGCGGCGGTAATCGTCCGCGTGGTCGACGCCGAAAGCGCGGCGCTTTGCGTGGCCAGGAAAGCGTCTTGCGCTGCGGTAATGTCGATCAGATTGGCAAGAGCCGCCGATTGCGTAGCCAAAAAGGCGGTCTGATCGGCGGTCGCTTTGATGATGGTGGCAAAGGTTGCCGCTTGCGTAGCAAGGAAGGCGTCTTGCGCGGCCGTGATCGCGGCGATATTGCCAAGCGTGGCGGCCTGGGTGGCTAAAAAGCCGTCCTGTGCCGCCGTAGCTTTGACAATAAGCTTGACCGGGGCCGCCTGCGTTCCGAGGAAAGCGTCTTGAGCGACGGCGATATCATTGCGAACCGTCAGCGCCGCAGCCTGCGTGGGTAAAAACGCGTCCTGGTCGGCGGTAATGGTGCGCTCGCGAACGAGCGTTGCCGATTGCGTTGCTAGGAAAGCATCCTGATCAGCGGTAATAGAGCGATCCGGTCCAGCCGCCACGAATTCGTACGCGCCGATCGACGGCGTCGCCGGCCGCGTTGTCCCGGCAATATCAATCGTCGCATCAACGCGGCTGTCCGGCTTCGACCCGCTCCGATCCGTGCCCGCTTGATAGAGCGCGGAACTAGCATCTTTGATCGTGTAATCAAATGTTGCTGGGGCTGTCCAGGCATCAGTTATTACGATACTATTGACGGCATTAGTTCCGAACACACCTCCAGAAGTATCATCCGCCGCGTTATGTGATCCGTTATTAGTGTGAGTTCCGCTATCTTGAACGTATTCAGTCGCGCTGTTTCCTGAATCGGCGCAAACGCAATTATAAATATTGGTGGTTACGGTTAAACCCGTGTCTTTTGGTATGCGGAAATTGCCGCGATTCTCGTCTTGAGATGCCTGAGCTGACGTTACAAATTCAGCATTACATGTGCCGTTAGCGCCATCCCAATGTATATTTGCGCGAGCATAGTTAAAAATAACAGTGTTATAAACTGTCAGCGATGGCGATCCTGTCGCTACCGTAAAAAATCCGTCTTTGTCTCGGTCCGTGTCGCCTCTATAATTGCCGTCAAGAATACAGCGCTCGACTAATAGGTCAGTAATACCGCTATTAATGCGGAATGATTCATTTGATATGCCCGTACCGATGCCAACACGAAGCTTTTCAAAGCGAACGAAGTTTTCAGAGCAAGTAAAAGTGTGATTGTTTCCGCTTGCCTGTACTTTCGCCCCAGTAGTTGTATCTCCACCATGATAAGCGGCGTCTATTGCCGTAATCCAAAGGTAATTTGCAATTGTTGGTGTGCCGGTGCTGCCACCTGCTGTTATAGTTTCGGTATATGTAGCATTATTCTGAATTTCGACTTTGAAAAAACCCGTCGAGACGTCTGACGCGTCAATCGCGGCCTGCACCGTCGTATAATCAGCACCGCCGCCAGAATTGACTGTAACAGTGGTGTCAGCCATCGAGTCGATCTTCGATATTGGCTAAAAGCTGAGCCGGCGTCACCTCCATATAGCCGCCAGCGGCGATGACTTGATCGACCGAGGAGTCGGTGAATTTGTAACGTCGTGTCGCTAGGCGAATTTCTAATGCTTCGGCGACGTCATCGCGGATCGCGGCAAACATACCATCGCCAATAAGAGGCCCGCGAGGCGTCGGATCATGTGCGGGATCACCGCGCCATACGCAATAATCGATGGTATTTTGCGCGTTGTTCTGCCGGCGAATTTCCGCCAGTTCGCCGACGAAATTAGCGACTGCAGCATCTTGATTCGCGAACACGTCGCCATAATCCAGACGAATTTCATGCTCGCCGGTCGTTTCATTGTAGGATCGTTCGGTGAACACCAGGCCCGTTAGATCACGCCCCCAAAAGCGCCGCGACGTTGCAAGGCCAAAAATGGTAAAATCGCCCGCCGCGCTGTTTGGCGTGAACGCCATATTGCTGACGTTCCAGTTGCTCAAAAATGTCTCGGCTTGCGCTTGCGTGATGCCGCCATGCCCGTCTGATGTGCGGACATTGGTTGCCGATACCGTGCCGCGCCATTGGTCGGTGGAGACGTCGAGGGATTGCCGGGAAAAGCTGGGCTCGTTCTGCCATGGCTGCAAATAGGGTAGAGCCTGCGCTTCGGTGACATCGGAGCGCACAACTATGAAGTCGGGCGGCACCTGCTTTCCCGAGAGATGCCTAGACGGCACTTCCGCGCCAGCGAAGGCATAGCCCGTCACCGCCCCCTTTCGGTTGGAAACGGTCATGGACTCGTCTTCGGTCAGAGTGCCGTCACCGACCGGCTTGTTGACGCCTCGGATGATGAAATCGATTGCCATGGCGTCAAAGCCCCGCGCCGGCGGACAACTCGCCGAGGTCGCCCTCGTCGGCCGCGAGCGCCTTACGCCTGTCCAACTCGCGAGTGATGTCCGTTTGAAGCGCCTCGCTTTCCATCGTCATGACCGCCCGTAGCTTTCGCTTCATGTCGAGCGGCACCAGGTCGAGCGCGCCCTCGGCTTGCGCCTCGTGATAGACTTCGAGCGCGGCGATTGCGGCGTTGACGACGCTTGCGGCGAGCATTGGATTCACGGCAAGCGCCCCAGCATTGCGCGCAACTCGGCGGTTAGATCGGAGATCTCAAGCGTGCAAAGTGCCGTGCCGTCGATGTCGATTTCGGCGAGGCGGACAAGATCAGGCGTCGGCAGTTCCCTCAAGCGAGCGCGTAGGTCGCGCTCGACTTCGAGGAATTCGGCGCACTGGTCGACGAGGTTGGCATCGCTCGCGACCTTAAGGCCCTGGCGGACCTGTTCGGGCGCGCAAGATGTCAGCATCGCGAGGGCGGCGAACACTGCGAAGGCGTTAAGCCGGATCATTCGGAACCGCCCAAACCAGAATTGAAACGATGAAAGCGGTAATAGGCGCGACCAGCTCAATAGAGTCGGGCGGAAAGATGACTCCGAACTCTTCCAGAGAAATAATTAAAACGCCGACTAAAGAAGCGACCAGTTTTCTATAACGTCTCATGCATTGACCCTCCTCAAATTGGTTATATGTTCGAGAAAGAGCGAAGTAAACGAGAGCACTTTTGCTTAATTTTTATTCAAGGGGAAACGGTTGTGCGACCCGCTTTGGAGTTTATTCTTTATCGCCGCCGGTTTCGTCTTGGCGCTCTTGATGGTGCTTGCGCTGCGATATATCGAGCGGCCGACTAGGTGCCCGAATTGCGGCACCTTCACTTAAAAGCGGATCACTACAGCGCGCTTGAACGCGACCCGGCTTGGCGCTGGCCGCACTTCACGCCGTACGAAATGCGTTGCCAAGGAACCGAGAAAGTCAAAGTCGGCTTCGTGTTCATGGATCGCTTGCAGGCCATACGAAAAGCCTATGGCCGGCCGCTCAGTGTCTTTTCGGGCTATCGGTCGCCCGAATGGAATTTGGCTGTCACCAAACGGAAATCACGGACGGGCGCCCATACGCACGGACGCGCCGTCGATCTATGGCCGGCCGGCGGCGTCGAAGACGTGCCGCTGATCCTTAATCTCGCATGGACGCACGGTATGACAAGATGCGGGTTGATGCTCAGTCGCCCCGAACAGCGCTTTCACCTCGACGACATGACCGCCTCGGAAGGCTTCGCAGTGCGTGAAGACAGCCGCGGCCTGTTCTGTTGGACCTACCCCTAACCCTTGAAAGGCCCCCCATGCCTGAGACCGTCGCACAAGCAACCCGCCGCCTTGCGGACTCAATCACCAGCCTAGTCGACGATGTCGTCGACGAACGTCTAGGCGACACGCCGAACCCCGATCCGAAACCGTCTGGTCCGTTCACGATTTTCGAAGACATCCGATATCGCAACGGCCCGAACCTTCGATCTGAATTCGGAATGCTGCCGATCAAGCTTCACTACGAGGCTGCATTTTTCGACGATAAGAAACGCCAAGGCGCATACGAGAACGGCGCCGGCGCCTATCCTTTGCCGAGCTTGTCGCGTGTCGCCAGCGTCGCCGCCAGGTCGCCGCAAATCAGTTGCGTGGACATCGAACGGTATTGGAACAGCCCACAGAACAACGGCGACGAGGAAATCGACGACCGCGCCATCGACGCCTATGAGGCCGTGCTCGAAGCCTACGACGACGCGCTGCCACGAGGCCACAAATTCGGCTTGTATAGCACGATGCCGATTCGCTCTTATTGGCCGATCATTAACGGGAACTCGTGGACTCACGACGACGCCCTATGGAAGCGCAGCAACGCCAAGCTGAAGCCGCTCGGCGAGCTGGTCGACATGACCTTTCCCTCGATTTACACATTTTACACGGATAGCGCAGAAGATCAGCGCCGCTGGGTAAAATACGCCGCCGCGCAAATCACCGAAGCCAAGCGGATCGCGCCCGGCAAGCCCTGCTATCCGTTCCTATGGCCGACGTTTCATAGCGGAAGCGACGAGCACAAAGGAAAGCCGATTCCCCGGCACTATTTCCGCCTGCAGCTCGAAACGTGCCGCAAGCACGCCGACGGCGTCGTGATCTGGACGCTTGCCAAGACGAAGAACATCGACTTTCGCGATATCCCGGATTGGTGGAACGCGGCCGAAGACTTCGCGCGGGCGACCCGATGAAGACACTCACGCGCCGAAAGCTCTTCTTATACGGAATGCTGGCCGCGTTCGCCCTCGCATTGATCGCCGTCGGCTTTGCCACGTCGTTCATGCTCTGGGACTTCGCGCATACCATGGCGCACACGCGCTAGTATTCGCGGAACTCTGCATAGCCGGCCTCGACCATCAACGCATTCAGGTCGACGCCGTCTTTGTAGAGCGTGCCGAGCCATCGCCCGAACTTGCCGGTTTTGTCTCGGTGCGACTTGATCACAATGCTAGAGCCGGCCGGAAGCCTCGACCGTAGCCAGTTGCGCGCGGCTATCCCGTCGTGACGTTCGGCGCCGCGGACTTCCGGCGCGTTGATACCGTACAGCCTCACTTTGTGGCCATGCCGCGAGATGCCGAAACCGAGATCGACGGTCAACGTAACCGTGTCGCCGTCATAGACACTTTCGACGGTCGCATCGTACACATAGCGGTGCGCGCCCTCGTTTAACTCGCGCAGCATCTCGCTACTCGCCGGCCTCGATGCTATCGATTTTCCTCTCGATCGCCCTCACCTCGCCTTTTTTGACCCTGATTAGCGAATCAAGGTGACGACTGTCGCCCCCCATTAACCGCTCGGCTTCAAGGCCTTGAATTTCCTCGATCAAGAAAGATTGCTTTTGGCGAAGAACGATCACGGTCAAACTGTTGTGCTTTTGTTCGAGGCCCGCGATCCGCTCGAAAGCTGGCTTTACCTCTTGCACGACATAGGAGGTTGTCGCCGGCACAGGCCACCCTAGCGTGATCCACGCGGCGCTTGCGGTTGCGGCCATGACAATCATTCCGACTCCTGATTTTGCCCAAAAGAGCAAACGCTCTTGGGTAATTGGGTGTTCTTCATCCATTTGCGCCCTATCCAGCAGAATCCCGCCGCGACTTGCGGGAATCTTAGTCGAATTGGCAGTAATAAGAAAGCATAGCTAACTATTAATTATTATTAGGACTTGGTAACTATTATTCAACGACAATGATATACTTAACAACACTACATGATTTCGTTAGTCTCCGCGAAGTATTCTTTCATGCAGCGGAGCGGCCAACATGGCAACCGAAGTTAGCTCTATCTCTGGATCAGCGGCACAGCTAGCCCTGGCCGAAGAGACCACGATCGGCGTGTTGCCCGGCTCGCCGGTATGGTTCAACCTCGTCGTCAACTCTTACGGCGATTTCGGCTCGAACCTCAATCTCGAGTCTCGGCGCGTCATTAGCCAGCGTCGGCGCCGGAAGCGCGGCGACATCGTGTCCGAGGATGCGTCCGCCGGCTTCGTGACCGATTTCACGCCGACCGTCACAACCAAATTGATGCCGGCCGTTATGCTCGCCAATTGGAACGAGCATCCGAAGAAAGGCACCGTTTTTGATACGGGCATAACGGTCGCCGGCACGCCAGCGGACTATGACATCGGCACTGACGCGGCCGTTGCGGGCTGGGAAGTCGGGCATTTGCTCTATGCGGAGAACTTCAGTACAGCCGCCAACAACGGCCTAAAGCAGGTTACTGGCGTCACAGGAAATACGATTGAGGTATCAGGACTCACCGCTGAAGCCTCGCCGCCTGATACCGCCGTAATCCGAGCCGTTGGGATTCAGTTTGGGAGCGCCGAACTTGACGTTGTTAAGTCCGGTAGCGCCTATCCGCAGCTCAATATTGCGTCGGGAACGCTCGATTTTACCAACTTTCCGCAACTCGTGCCGGGGAGCCGGGTCTATATCGACAAGGCAAACGGCGCGTCCTCTAACCGCTTCGTGAACGCCGAGAACAACGGGCATATGCGCGTGTTGTCCGTGACGGCGACCGACCTCACGCTAGACCGGGTCGACGGCGGGTCCGACGGCGAAACCGACATGACGTCGGAAACCGGCACCGGCCTTTCAATCCGGTTGTTCTTCGCCGATCGCATCGCCGACGAGGCGTTAAACAACACGCGGTACAACCGGATCAGCCACACGGCAGAGCGCCAGCTCGGCGAGCCGAACCCGGTCGCCAACCCCGGCGACATCCAAACCGAGGACGTCCTCGGCGCCGTCACGGATACCTGTGTTATCAGTGTCCAGAACAGGTCAAAGAGCGTCGTTGAGTATTCGCTTCTCGGCATTTCCGCCGCCGAGCATACCGGCCAGGCCGGCGACCTTCGGCTAACGGAAGGAGTCACCCCGCTAGAGATCGAAGAAAGCGAGTTCATGAACAACAGCTCGCATGTCGTTCGCTCTGTCCTTTCGACCTATCCGGCCGCAACCTCCGGCAATGCCGCCCCGTCGGTCTTGGTCAACTTCGTGACCGAATACGAGATCGCACTGTCGAACCAGGCAAGCATTCTGCCCGCCGTCGGCCGAACTTCCGGCTTCGACATCAACACGCTTGATTTTGTCGCCGACGTGACACTAACGAACTGGTTCACCGACATTGCGACGAAGAAGTCGATTCGCGCGAACGATCGCATTCAGTTCGAAATTGCTTGGCAACGGCCTTTCAATAACCGGACCGTAGGAGTCCTTATGGACTTCCCGTCATGCGCCCTCGGCGACGGTATCGTTTCGGTCGATATCGATAACGCTATGCAGCAACCGTTGCGCCTCGAAGCGGCCGATAGCGTCGAGCACGATCAAACCGTCTCCTATAATGTTTTTTGGTTTATCCCGTAATGCCAGACATTGGCGCAATTCTCGAAGACTTCAACTTTGCCGACACGATCGAGCACAAGGCCGGCAAGCTCTCGGTAACACTTGCCGAGGCGCATGCCGGCCGCAATCGAGCGTTTGGCCGCGCCATGCTTCGATTGTTGAAAGAAAAAAATATCGAAACCAGCGAAGATTTTACCGACGAGCTGGAGATCGATATCTTTTGCGAGTGCTTGTTGAAAAGGTGGGATGCTGAGAGAGACGGGGAGCCTATCCCGCTTTCCGAGGCGGCCGATGTCTTCAAGGGCTCAAAGGCGGGTCTGGCCTTATTCAAGGAACTTGGCAGCGTATGCGCTAAGCCCGAAATGTTCCGGCAAGGCGGTTCGAAAAAAAAGAGGCCGTCAGCTACTACGCGGAAGCCCTCCAGATCGGCGACAAAGCCCGCGACGTCGCGAAGCAAGCGCAAGCCCGCCGCCAAGCCCCGCCGGCCCGCGTCCAAGCCTTCCTAGACGCGTGGCGGCCATGGATGGCGCCGCTTCTCCATGCCTACCAACGGCTAGAGACCTGTCGGAATGCTCACGGCGTCATCCCCTGGACCGCGATCGACGCTTATGCTCGTCGCTTCGGTATCGAGGACTTCGACCTTTTGGAAGATACGATATACGGTTTCGAGCGCGCAAAGGCGGCCATGACGCCGGCCGCGTCACCAGAGAAGAAGGCGGCAAATGACACTGGCAACAGAGTTTCAGAGCGCCGAACGTCCGGTCGTTCTCGTCGAGCTGGAGTTTGACAGCGCCCCGATTTTCTTTTGGACTCGGCCGTTTACCGGCCAGTTCAACGGCAACACGTACAGGCCGCTTGAAGGGCTAACCGGCTCGCTTTCGATCAGACAGAGCTTGGACCGCCCGTCGCTCGATGCCGGCGCTCAGATCGTCGGGACGGCCGACGAGATCAAGGCCGCGGCGGTACAAGAGGAATTCCAACTTAGGCCGGCGAGGATCAAGCTAGCGGCCGTCGACGCCGCCGGCGCGATCGTGGAGTCCGAAGAACTGCTGTCGGGCAAGATGCAAGACATTTCCGCCGTTAGCGACCCGGAGTCGGGCGTCAGCCTTTCAGTCGTGATCGAAAGCATTTTCGCCGAGATTTCGATCGCTCGCGATCTGCGCTTGTCGGCGGCTGATCAAGCGGCGTTTGATCCGAACGACTCGTTCTTCGACTTCGTCGAGACCGCCAAGGTTAACGAGCCTCCCTTCGGCGGGTAGACTGCCACGTCACAACGCTGCTCTTGCCGCCGCGCTTGGTCGAGATCCGAAAGCCTTCCGCCTCGCTTTCAATGCCGAGCGTGCCGTCGACGATCGACCCGTCGTTGCGCTTGATCTGATATCGGCCGCCCGCTACGGCGACGAGCTGAATAGGCTTTGTGCTCCAAGGCTTGCCGGCTTTCATGATGAAACCCCATTTTCCGACCGGCGGCATCATGGCACCCACCTTTGCAAATACTCGTCGTCGATGGAGTTCTGAGCAGTATCGGTAATCCAAAGGGCAAAAATTGGACCTTGGAACGGTGAGTTATCGTTTAGGCGCGCCGGATCGTAGATGTTGCCGACGACAAAATCGCCAGCGGCGTCGGTTGCCTTGGTTGAGCTTGTTGCCGTTGTTACAGTCCCGGTATCAACGAAGGTAGCGCCGTTCCAAAGTCGAAAGCTACCCGATCCGGAACTATTGCCACCGTCGTAAGTAATCGAGCCGAGGACGAGATCGCCGGGACTATAGAACCCGCTGGCTTGTATCTGCCATTTGCTTTGATTTGTCATGAAGTGACGAAAGTCAATCGTTCCATCTGAAAGTATCGTAAGGCGCCATCCTTGGTTTAGGCCGAACGAAAATCGCTTCGAGCAAATTGTGTTACTTAGGCCGAACGTAAAGTCGGTTGCTCTATCCAAACGCGCGGCAAAGGAAATCGTTTGCGCCCCCGAACCGAAGAACAAATCGTCCAGAACGGCCGCGCCCGATGTCAGCTTTCTATCAATCGGGTCCGGTTCCGTTGTTTCCTCGAAAGACAGGCCGTCGAATCCGTTCTGTGTGTTGCTTTCAAGCTCCGGTCCTGGCTCTGCGCCGACTTGGGCAAGAACAATCGCGTTTGAGCTTTGGTCTGTCCAGTCGTCGACCTCGCCAGCCGTGTCGTTCACGTTGGTTTCGGACTCCCAGAATGCGACGAGGTTCGTGTAATCGAGCGGCGTGCCGCCTGCAGCGGCGGCGACCGACCCTTGAAGACCTGGAAAGCTCATGTCTTCAGCGCTCCTTATGTGTTCTCGCCGTAGATGAAGACGCGAGTCGCCGTCACGTATTCGACCGTGCAAACTTTCTGTTGGCCTAGCGTTAGGCCTGCCGTCGCAATGGTGACGCCGCCGCCCGCCGCGAAGGTGATGTCGGCCGTACCGTCGTTCATGACTGGATAGACTTCGCCCGCCGTGCCGCTGTTGAGCGTCCAGGTCGACGACGAGGCCCCCGTGAAGCGGTTGCGCTCGCCCCTGGTGACATCGGCCGGCACGGCGACCGCCGCGGCCGTGTGGCCGTCTTCGGTGAAGGTGGCTTTCTCAACCTCGATAATACTGGCGAGGTTCGTGCCGCCCTGTTGAACGGTCGTCGCGTTCATGGTGCCGGTTACCGAGACCGTCGAGCCGATTGTCATCCTCGCGACTTCCGACCCGGCTTGGATCACGCGAATAACAAGCTGGCCGTCTTCCGAGCCGTTGGTGTCGTCGGTCACCTCGGCATCGAGCGAAACGTAAATCGTATCGTTGGCGCCGTCGTCGTGGCCGCCGAGGTCGACGCTCGCCGCGATTCCCGTCGTCCGGTCACTCTTGATCGTGAACGACCCCGCCGCCGAGGCTTTGTCGATTGTCTGATTTTCGGTGAAAGAGGCCGTGTTTGCGAGCCCGACGACTGCGGCGAGTTCCGAGAAGAACTTTACGTCGCTGGTATCGATCTCGGCTATTTTGATCCAAGCACTATCCGCGGCGTTTCGCATGTTGAGTTCTGGCGGCGTAGCGCTGGTATCGATCCACCACATGTACTGAAACGTTGTGGCCGGCGCGGTCGTGCCTGATAGCTTGGTCAAAATTCCTGCGTTGTAGTCGTTGTGAGCGGTCCTATACGCCGTCCCTGATAGGCCCGACGCTTGGCTGAAATCTGAGTCTGTTGGTTGTGACATCGTCGGCACTCCTTAGACGTCGACAGGCAATTCGCGAACGATCACGCGTGCCTGAGAAATTCGAATGTTCACGTTTTGCGAGAAACTGCGGGCTTGGACTCGGAACTCGACGCCACGGTGATTGAGCTGATCGGTGTCGATCCGCTGCCATGGACCCCAAGTCGGCGAGCCCGTCGGGTCGTCCCTGGTGCTTCGGTATTCGTGCCAGGCGTCGGCGACGCCGGGTTGCGACGCGTTTGCGCCGACGGCGTCAATGTCCTCGATCTCGTCGAAGTCCTCGACCGCGTCGAGACTCGTGCTTTCATCGACGATCGTGGTTTCGAGTACCGTTTCGACGATCATGCGGGTTACAGCATTGAGCGCTATGCCCGAGCTGTAGAAATAGACGCCTTCCGGCTTCACGCCGCCGGTTCCGCCGACGTCGTCAATATTGGTGATCGCGTCAACGTCGGTGATGTCGTCCCAATTGTCCGCCGCGGCCAGTTCAAGCCATTGGTTGACCGTGTCCTCGAACAGCGTGTTTGCGCCGTTGGTCGACGGAAAGGACGGGTCTTCCTGTATGGTAACCTGGTCTTCTGTGCTGTTGTTCGCGTCAAATGTGCCCGACGTGATGAATTGACCAAAGGGAACCGGGCGCCGTGTGTCCGCCGAGAACTCGGCGAAGCCCGACGCGTTGCCCGACTGATCGATAAAGCGGATGTAGTAGGTTCCACGCTTGAACGAGAGCGCGGCGAGCGTCGAATTGCCGTCTTGGGTAGCCAAGAGGATCGAATCGGCGCCTAGGCTTCCCGCCTCGTCGCTGTGGTGCCGTATCTCGACCTGACCGCCGAACCTGACATCGAGATCAGTCGATTGATCCCAGGTTAGGAAGAAACCGACCGAGCCCAGCGCTTGCCCGGTAAAGTTCGTCGGATCGCTCGGCGGCGCCGAGAGCGCCAGGATTTCCTGTTGGACGTCGGCCGGCTCGCTTTCCAGGCCAAGCGTATTGACCGCGATCACGCGAAAGTCGTAGGTGCCGGCCGCGATATCATCAATTCTCGTCGTGAGATCGGCCGTCGGCGGCCGTTGCGTGTAGTCGGTATCGGTCGAGAGCTTGAACGAAACCTTGTACGTCGAGATGAAGCCGGTAGACGGCGCCGACCAAGTCAACGTTGCCCTGGCTTTCACGCCGGCGCCGTTGTTGGTGATGAACAGGCTCTCGGCGATCGACGGCAGGCCAGGCGTTCCGACCTCGAACGGCGAATCGAGCCCTGGCACCTTGGCCGACTCGACGAGGTCGGCGTCGGACGACGTCAAGTCGAAGGTCGTCGCTTCCAATTGCCGGGCGACGATGTCGACCACCATGGACGCACTGTCTTCGCCGGCATCGACCGCGATTGTTTGATCGCGAACCTCGAACGTCGTGTTCGCGTCGAGCCCTAACTCGGCGTGCGTGAGGCTAAACACCGTGCCAGGCTTCAGCCGGTAGAGGCTAAGGCTTCCCGAGAACGAAAGGACGCGCTCTTGCCTGGCGCGCCTGAGTGCGACCGCTGCAAGGCGTTGTGCTGCGGTCGCCTTGCCGACGAGCGGTAGCTCGAACCTTTCCGGCTTCGATATCCCGTTGTCGGCCACCTGAAAGACGCCGCCGCCGTCCCTGGTCGGATAGTCCTTCGGCTCGAACAGATTGAGCAGCGAGGTATACGTTCCAGTGTACGAGGTCGCGCGCTCGGACGACGGCAGCCGGTTAGACAGCGCTATGCTTCCGTCCCTCACCTCGCCATCTGTCACGGCCTCGACGCTACCGGGAAAGACTTGCCGGGTTACGTGGATCTTGCCGTCGTCGAGGTAGAGTGATGCGCCGCAACTCTCCAGCATTCGCAAGATCACTTCGAGCGGCGGATCGGTCGACTGATAAGTAAAGCCCGACATAAAACGAACTTCTTTAACTTTTTTTATGTCGAGATCAGTTGTCCTCGTGCCTTGAGCGATGAAATTACCGTCGAGCGCATCTTCGAGCGTCGCGGCCAGCGCAATCGCCGGAACCTGAAAATCCCCGAAGCGATGGCGAAGCGGCACAACGTGATAGTCAACGCCGGGCGAATAACCCGACGGTATGGATTGCCCAGCACTCGCGACGACGTTGACGACGTCGCCATATTGAAACGGCGCGACCGGCTGGTCGAACTCCAGCAAATGGTTCGCCGAGGCCTTGTTCGTGTCAGTCGAAAGGAAAGCGGTTTTCGTCTCGCCCTGGACGTCGACGAGCATTTCCGCCCATGTGGCCATGGTGCTAAAATTGGCTGCGTTAACGTCGCTGGGATCGAGTCCGGCGCCGCCGATGTTTCGAGCCTTAACCAACATATCGTAGAGCTGAACATAGGGATTGAATGTCCAACGCTGCGGACCGCCGCGCGGATCGATCGGCTTGCGCAAGCGTGCAATCACCCTCATTTCAGGGTCGCCGTTGACGAAACGCCCTTCGATGAAGGTCCATCGGCTATAGGCGTAGGCTAGGCCGGTTCCGACGAAGTCGTTTTCGGCCGACGTCCTCGACGTCAGTTCGGGGATGGCTGTTTGACCAGGCGTGCCAGTCTTCAGGAAGATCTGGCTTCCGTTATTCTTGTAGCGCCCGGATGTGATGTTTCCGTTGACGTCGATCTGACCCGGAAAGCCGAATGAAGGCTCTGTAAAATCGCCGGGAAAGACGATCGCTTGCGACCCACTGGTCGTCGTGTTCTCGAACACATAGGCTAGAACGCCGTCGATCTCGTCGGCTGCAATCACGTCGACGACATGCAAGCGGCCGTCGCTCGTGATCTCGCGGAAAACGCGGACTGTGTCGACTTGCGCCAGGCCGTAGCCATAGACTCGAGGCGCCGAGGTGCCGACTTCCTCGACCGATTGCGCGGCGAGGACTTTTCTAAGTCCCCTGATGAGGCGATCGGCGCGCTTGCTGGTGACCGCGGACGTTAAGCCCGAGCCTTGACTCGCTTGGCGCTGCTTGGTTGCGCTCGCCGACGAGAAAAACGTCATTAGATCGCCTCGCGGAACGTAAAATCGAATGTGTGCAAGACGGGGCGTTCAATCTCGAACGAAACTTGATCGATCATGCGGAAAAGGCAGAGCGGAAACGTATAGGCGACGAGGTCGGAGTCGACCGTGCCTTCGCGAACGCGCGGCCAAACGTCGATCGTGGCGTTTCCGCTGCCGTCCGTGTCGACGGCCTGCAAGACTTTGTGCCAGTGCGGGCGATTGGCCGGCCCTACCTGGATAATGTCGCCCGGCAAGAGCCAATCCGTGATCGAGGCCGGCCCGGACTTTACTAGCAACTCTTCGTTGCCGGCCTGGCCGCTGCCGTTCACGGCTGGCGACGACGGGTTGTCCTTTGCGGCGCCGAGCGGTTCGTCGTAGCCGGGGAAGGATAGAACGAGCGTGCCTTTCGCGCCTCGAAGCTTTGACACAAACGCCGATACATCTTGCGCCAGGCTTCGCGGAAGCCGGCTGTAGCCAATGCTCGCGCCCCAATGGTCGCCCTCGTATTCCTGCACAACGCCTTGCGATGTGAAGCCCGAAAATTGAGCAACGTTCGCCGTGTTCTCGCGGACTGTGATCCGCGCCAGGTCGCTAATGGGAACGTCAACCGGATAGGTGATCGCCATCAACCAATCTCCGCAAGAATATCAAGCGCAGCATTGGTCGCCCGCGATGGAACCGAGGCGTCGAGCGCCGTAATCCGCCTTTTCATGCGCTCGGTTTCGGCGCGGTCCACGCCCTCGATGATGAAGACCTTGACCTCTTTGCGGCCCAAGCCGACGGCGTTGACACTCAGTCCGGCCGGCCCCTCGGCGAGCGGCAACAGCCCCTCTTTGCCGGCTTCGCCCGCGAGGCCTAGTTCGCTGGTCGGCGTGACGTTCGCGAGATTGCCCAGAATCGTCGGCTCTGGGAGGACTGTTCCGCGCCGGAACCTACCACCCGCCAGCCCATCGCCTAGAAGCGACGTCGGCCCGTCGATCACGGCGCCTTCGGCGAAGCCGAACGCCTTGCCGATTTTCTTGCCGACACTCTTGATTCCACCGCCGACCGACTTGGCAATGCCGCCGATGGCGCTGCCTACGCCGCCGACCGAGCTGGTGATGCCTCCGAGAATCCCGCCGACCTGACTTGCCGCTGACGACGCCGCGGAGATGATAGAGCCGAAGGCCGAAGACGCCGCGCCAGCTAGTGCGCCGAAGACGGATGCGCCGACGCTGGCTATAGAATTCAAGGCCCCTGTGACAACCCCGCCCATGGCAGAGGCGGCGCTAGAAATGGCGCTGAAGGCGCCGGACGCGACGCTGGCGATCGAACTGAAGACGGACGACGCGACACTCGCTAGCGTGTTGAAGATGCCCGTGAGAGCGCTGCCCATCGCCGACGCAGCACTGGTAATTGCGCTAAAAGCCGAGCTGGCGGCGCTGGTGATCGTGCTAAATGCCGAGGTTGCAACGCTTGTGATCGTGCTGAAGATCGAAGAGGCCACGCTAGCCAGCGTGTTGAAAATGCCGGTGATCACGCTACCCATGGCGCTAGCGGCGCTAGAAAGAGCGCTAAAAGCCGCGCTTCCGACCGACTCTATCAAGTCCCATGTGAACGTTGCGACATCGCCTAGCGTGCCGAACACATCGACTCCGGCGAGTTCGAGCAACCCAAGAGCGCCGACAACGCCGGCAATGCTTGCCGTAACCGGGTTGCTTAGTATGCCTGCCAATCCGAGGCTCGACGTCCCTATGCTTCCCATAGCGCCGGTACCAGCCGCGCCCGTTGCGCCGAACTGCGGAATGAGACCGCCGAGGCTTCCGAAAAGCGTTCCAGCCCCGCCGGTACCGCCGCCGAAACCGAGAATCCTTATCACGCTATCGATGGCGCCGAAAATACCGCCGCCGCCAGTGCCGCCGCCGAATGCGTTGATAGCGATATCTGCAAAATCGAAGATCGCGCCGCCAGCTTGCTCTGTCGCGTCGCCCCACCCAAGGCCAAAAAAGTCGAGGGTCGCGCCGACGATGTCGCTAATCGTGTCGAAGTTTCTGTCTACGAGGCCGACAAAGTCCTCGACGATCGGGCCGACCTTTTTCCCGAAGACGTCCTCGAACCCGATGCCGATGAAGTCGAGCACGTCCCTCGTGAGGTCCGACACTGACTCGACGTCGATTTCGCGAATCGTTTGATTGACGCCTTCGAAAGTGACTTCGAATTGATTGCCTAGGGCAGGCAGATCGCCCGCTAGGCTGTTAACCGCGAAACCGAGCCCGCTGATCGACCCTTCAAGGTTGCCGGCCGCTCCCGAGCTATCGCCCATGATGCCGGACAGGTCGCCGGCGCTGTCGGAAAGGTCTTCAATGCTGCGTGTGGCGTCCGACGCGCTGTCGTCGAGCGCTTCAATCTCTTCGGCCGCTTCTTCGGCCTTCTCGCCGAGCCCGACGAACGATTTGACCGAATCGGGAAGAATGCTTAGCAAGCCGTCGAGCGCATCCTTGGCTTTGTCGATCGCGCCCGTGAACGTGTCCTCTATCGCGTCGCCGATTCTGGTGAAAACGGCGGTAATCCCGCCGGCCTCGCGGACCAAGTCCCTAAATCGCTCGACGAGGGCAAGAACGCTCTTGCCCAGCTTGATAAAGAAATCGTCGATCGGCTTGACGGCCTTGTCGATATCGATGAAGCCGCCGCTTAGGCGCTTAATGGCGTCCGACGCCTGCCCGCCGATGAAATTGAAGAACCCGGCAAAAACCCCGTTGGACTCGTTGATGCTGTCGGTTAGCTCATTCAGCGAGTCCGCGGCCGCATCGAAGATGCCTCGGAGGGCGTCCGTTGCGCCAGCGTCGCCGATCGCCTGAATCAGGCCAGAGAAGGCCGACGTCGAGCCGGCGATCGACGCCGTCAACGAATCGTTGAGAGTGTCCGAGATTCGCTTTGTGGTCCCGTCAGCGTTTTCAAGCGCTGTTCGAAGCTTGTCGACCGAGCCGACATTTTTGGTAAGCACGGAAGCCGCCGCCGCCGCTTCCCGGCCGAAGATCTTGGATGTTTCCGCAACCCCGATTTGCGCTTCGTTCAACGCTTTAAAAGCGCCAACAATGCCGACCTTTTCGGGGTTGACATCTTCGAGTTTCAACCCGAGCGACTGGATAGCGTCGCGGGCATTTTTCGAAGGATCGACCAGCGACAGAATAATCGCGCGTAGCGCTGTGCCGGCTTGCTCGCCTTGAATGCTGTTGTCGCCCAGCACGGCGACCGCTGCCGAAACCTCTTCGAGCGAAGAGCCTGCGGCGTTCGCGACCGGCGCGACCTGGCGAAGCGAAACCGCCAATTGCTCGAAGTTGATGTTCCCGCTGACCAAGGCTTTAGACATGATGTCGGCGGCCTCGCCCGCTGCTTTCGATGACTCTCCAAACGCCGAGATGGTATTCGTTAAAACGTCGGCCGCGCGAGATAGAGGTACACTCGAAGCCGCTGCAAGCCGTAAGCTCACTGGCAACAAGTCGAGAATTTCGTTCGTTTTCAGTCCGGCTTGGCCTAGGAAAACGATGGCGTCGGCGGCCTCTTTCGAGCTAAAGCGAGATGTGCGGCCAAGCTCTAGCGCCGCCGTTTTGAGCGACGCAAACTGGCCTTCGGTCGCCTGCGTGACAGCACGCGCCCGCTGCATTGATTGATCGAAGCCCTTAAGCTCATCGATCACTTGACCGAACGAAAAACCAGCGACCAGGCCGACAAGATTGGCTTTCAGGAACCCGGCGCCAGCACCAGCGGTGCGCATGCCCGTGTTGAGCTTGCCGGTTTCCTTTGTGGTGTTGGCAATGCCTTTCGTGTTCGAAAAGGACTTGTCGAGCGAAGCGCCGGTTTTCCTCCCTTCAGCCTCAACTTGATCCAAGCCCCTGCGAATTTGCAGAACGCCCTTCTCGAACTGGCTAACGTCGAATTCTTGAACGAGGGTAGGCATTAGCCGAATCTCCCCGCAACCGAGGCGACCGCCGGGTCAAGTATCCCTTGCGGCGCTTGCGGCGAGCTGCCCTCATCGAGAAAAACGATGTACTCGACAGAGTTGTGAATGAAGACATTGCCTTTCCCGACGGTCCAGGCATTGCCGCGAGACGTGTTCGGCCGGCCGGTCGACGTCGATGGCGTCGGCCTAAAGCTGCCGAAAGACATAATCCAGCCGCCACGAGCGCGACCTGTGTCTACAGGCGTTCGCGAGACGATCGCTTGATCGGCGCCGACGATGAACCGGCGGAACTCTCCCTCGATCCCGCGCTCGGTTTCCCTTATCGCAATCTCTTTGCCGACCATCTTAATAGGCATCATTGATATCTCGGCAGGTCAAAAAGGAAGATCAGCGACAAGCGCTTATGCTCGAAGCCCGTTGGCGTGTGGGGGAAGTCGCGAATCAAGATCTCGACGTCGTCGACGCCTGAAGGAAAGGTCATCGAGCGAAGCGCGTTGTGTGCGTCGTCGGCGAGCGCATCGACGTCGAACATAGTCCCGAGGTCGTCGCCATCGAACGGCGCATAACAATCGACCGTCATTAGGCTTGAAACTTCGTCCCGGATCGAAACCGCTCGATTCCGGCCCCCTTGGTTGGTCACCATGACCTTGACCCAGAGCGACTGAGGCTCGCTAAAGGCTTTCGGCGGGAAGTGGGTTTGCGTCGCGTGCGACCAGGTCGGCCGAAGAACGTCCCAGCGATCGACGAAGGCGCCGAGCACGCCGGTTCGGATTGCCGCGAATGTGGCCATGGCTTAGGCCCTCATCGCTACGAAATAGGCTAATGCCGTGTCGCCAGGCTTCAGAGAGCGCGTCGAAACGATTTCATACGTCTGAGTGCCGTCGACGAGCTTGTCGCCTTCCTCTGGCTCTACAGCGCCGTCTATGATGATCAGCGTATCGCTCGACTTGACTCTCGTGTCTTCTCGAAAGGCGTCGGCAAGCGTCGCGCTGGCGGTCTGATCCGCAACCGCCTTGATCGACGTCGAGGTGCTGTCAACCGCCGTGCCGCCCTGCCATGGCTTGCCGGCCGTCGTCGACGTCGAGCCCTTTTTCGTGAGTGTGACCGAGCGCCCGAATTTCTCGATCAGCCGAGTCGCGGTGGCGGCCAGGCTGCTATAATCAAACGCCATGGCATTACGCCCTCATCAACCGCGAGCCTCGGATAACAAGCTCTTTGATCCGCCGATCGGCTTCCGGGTATTTGCGAAAAGTTTGCTGGACTCCGCTTTGGCCGTACTCGGTTTCTTCGACGAGCGGTCCGACGCGCTCGACCTTGCGCACGACATGGCCGCCCCTGTCGTCGAAGGTCGGATCGGGCGCCAAGCGGGCGCCTAGCGAGCGATACGCATAGAAAGCGCACGCCTCTTGAACTTCGATAGGGACGTTGTCGGCGATCCGGCCGTCGCTGTAGTAGGCTTCGGAGCGCGGCCAATCGAGCGCCTGCGTCGTCAGCTTGCGATAGCCGACGAAAGTAAAACGCGTATCGAGATAGCGCGTCGCGCGCTGTATAGCGTTTTGCTGAACAGTATCGTTATAAAGAACGATGCCAAGGCCTTCGACTTCCATTAGCTCTTGAAAGAACGCAAGCGTGCAATAAGCGGTCGCCGTCGCTGATCCGGTTCCGGTTTCTACAACAAACGGCATTGTTTATTATGCGCCTTCTGTGTCCTGGCCTAGTAAGACCTCGCGATCAAAATTAGGCCACGACACAGAAGGCGCA